CCAAAATCAAATTGTTCAGAGCGAACCTCAGAGGTGTAGCAGATAAGAAGTTCTTTCTATTCCGCATTGCTAAGCTATATGCGTATCCCCACTAAATTTCTACTGAGCCATAATAGTGGGTCAAGTGACTTTATATTTTCCAGCTGCTTTAGAAGAGAAAACGCTGATTATCTTATTGGTAATCAGCGTTTTGTAAAAGTGATTCCGCTGCGATTACAACATCAATATTTATATACCTGATAATCAACAATTTAATTTGTAATTATTTTTAATCGGTATCATGTTTTAGCCGATACATTCGTTTTAAACTATTTTTATATGTCATAACTTTTTGTTTTTTTACAGGTCTATTCTTGTTCGTTTATCTTTATATGTTAACAACCTATAATCGGCTGTTTTTTTTATCGCAAAATACTTTGCAACTTTGCATCCGTTGCAAGTAGAGCGGCAACAGACATATGATTAAACAATCGCTTAAACGTGAGCCTTCTTTATATTTGGAAATCCGTTGCCGCTCTACTTTAGCAACGGATTTTTTCTTTCCTATTAGTTAGATTAAATCCATACAATCGGTTCTATCAGTGCCTACCGTGCGGAACTTTGGATTAAACCAATGACAGCCGTGAGATAAAAAGGCTCTTCTGTTGATTATAACTCTTGTAATGTCCTGCTCCGTTCCACGTACCAACGACAGGCGACTCACAAAGATTTTACCACTTTGACAAGAGACCGAGATACAAGTTAAGAGATAAGACTCTTAGGCAGGTGAGGGCGGAACTGTATAATCAGCACAAACATTCAGCTATATATTATGTAGTCTGAATGTTAACCCAGTCTCCTAATTAAATATTAGGTAGGTGAGGGATAGGGTACGGTATAAACTATAACGAATAACAAGAGCAAACTTTAAAATTATTATATGGATAATTCGATTAAGATATTTAAGAATGATGTATTTGGCGAAGTACGAGTAGCTGGAACAAGTGAAGAACCGCTTTTCTGTTTAGCTGATGTTTGCAATGCAGTTGAGTTGAGTAATCCTTCATCAGTAAAAACAAGATTAAACGATGAAGATTTGCAACTGCTTGATTTACACGCCCTAAATCCTGATTTAAAGGTAATTCCTAACTATTCAAGATATGCTGTTGACATATTCGGTAATGTTTATAGTCTAAGCTACAATAAAACCGGTAAGATAAAAATGATGAAGCAAAGAAAAAACAGATATGGATATATGCAAGTTCAGCTATTTGACGATAACAAAAAAAGCAAACTTTTATCTGTACATAGACTCGTAGCTATATCATTTATACCATTTATTAAAGGCAAAGAATACGTCAATCACATTGATGGGAACAAGTCAAATAACAATGTTTCTAATTTGGGATGGTGCAATCTTAGCGAAAACACCAAGCATTCATACGAGGCAATCAAAACGCAATCATACAGTAGACTTTCAAATATTGGTAAAACAGTGGCAAAAATGCATCGTAAGTTTACGAAAGAAGAAGTAGATTCTATAAGGAATAAGCACAACATACACCACATTAGCTTTAGGAAACTCGCAAAGGAATATAATTGCGGAAAGACCGTAATAGAAAGGATTGTGAACCGTGTTACATACGCTTGTTAGCACCGGGAAAGGCCAATCCTACTTCATAAACGGTTTCCTGACTGGTAAATTCATCATTTAACCGATTGTAAACATTTCAAAGAACGAATTATGAAAAATCCATTTAAATCAGCAAGTCACATTGAACAAGAACCGAAACAGAACTTGTCAGACCTTCAATTTGTCGCTTCTCTACAACATCAGATTGACGAGCTTCAATCGCTTATCAACAACGATGTGCTAAATGTACTTCGTCAAGACTGCTACCGTGAACACATTGAAGTCAATACAATAAGCAATCACGAGATTGTAGCCTCTTTTATAAAATTTATACACTTAAAACACCCTTCTATAATCGGTGAATTTTATAGAGTATCAGAAGCTCTGACTTTTAATCAGTGGAGCTATATATTCTCCATGACCCATTTTATGATTAACAAGATTAGAATACTCTATAATAACAAAGATATATTTTTTAGGGGTCTCGTATATAAATACGTTGACAATCGTTTTTAGTCAGATTCTTCTTGAACTAATGCTTCTAAAATTATAGGTGTATAAATTGCGCCATCATATTTTCTTGCTTCTTCACAAGCGGCAATAGCCTCTTCTTTTGTGTCGAACTTGGCTATATTCCATTCTTGTTGTTCGCAATTTCTAAAGGCGAATGGGACAATCTTTCCATATACATCCACATCCCTTACAAGGAAGAATGGACGATTAGTTGACGCTGCTTTAACAATATACTTTATTTCCATATTATAATGTTGCTTTTAAGGGGTTAGTTATTTAGTTTTGTTTATTTTATCATTGTACATTTTATATACATTGTAGACATGATTCTCGTATTTCCCCAATTCGTTGAATAGTTCCATAAATCCAGAAAAATCAGGTTTATTCAAGAAATTAACATCAGCATCATTTATCATTTGTGCAACGACATTAGAAAACATTTCTATGTTTAAGTCTTTGCATCCCAAATTTACCAATCTCAAATGCCTTAAAGTACAAAGCTTTACAAATGGGAACGCTTTATCCCATTCTTTATTATTTAATAATGGAACTAATATGGATGTTTCTTCTGTTATAAAATTTCTGTCTATTTCATTATTTAATATAGTAGATTGCTTTTTTATCTCTTCGCTTGCAATCTCTTTAATCTTATCGTGTATTCTATCAATCTTTTGCTCAGTTGATGATAGGTCCTTTTCAAGTCTTAAAATATCATCCTTAGAACGCTCTAATAACCTTTGATTTGATTCATCTATTTCTCTTTTCAATGTAAAAGACTGATATATTTGCACAGCAACAAATACAGCAACAACAAGCGATGCAGTTGCAATTATCGCACCCATATAGTCAAATGAAAGGTTTGTTCTTGGCTTACATATAGCAAGTACAATAGCACATGCTATAATTGATACAATTCCGCAACAAAAAGAAAGCGTCTTTATCCAACCGAATTTCGGAGTTGAGAGACATTCCAATTTTACTGTGCCATTATATAGTTCTTTTTCTGATTCGGAAGAAGAATATGTTTTATTAGTATGTACCTCAATTTTCATGCTACTGTCTATTTTATATTTGAGTTCCAACTATCAGCAACTTGTTTATAGTCGCTATCTCTTTTAAGACCTCACCACTCTCCTTAGTCGCATCACTTATTGTTTTCAGAATGGTTTGATGCCTTTCGTATAGACTTTCCAACTTATCAAGCAACCGTACCTTATCGTCGTGCGATAATCCGTTCCTTATTTCTTTGTTATTTGCGATAATATCACTCAACTTGTTTTCTTCGCCAGTTATAAGGTAATCCCTACTCAGTCCATACAACTCACATATCTTCTCTACAAGCGGTAATGGGTTACGCTTACCGCTTGTAATTTCAGAAATTACCGATTGTGTGAAACCAGTCATCTTTGATAATTCAAGTTGCGTTACCTTCTTATCCTTTAAAAAGGATTTGATACGCATGCCAACTTCATTTCTGTTCATATATGGTAAATATTTGTTAAATATCTCACTATATTATCGAGTTTTGCGATATTTGCCATATATTTGCATCGTAAAACAAACAAATAAGGCATGGGATGCGGATATAATTCGCTCCTTATCGCAACTGAACACTGCAAATATAGCAAAAATTCGCAAACTATGCCTTTTTATTGTGATAATAAAATCAAATAAAGATATGAAAGTTACAGTAGAAGACATTCTAAAAATCAGACCGGGAAAGACAAGGACATTCATCTTGAGCAATCCAAGAGAATGCCATTCGGCAGTTTCATTGGTTTGCTACGTAAAGAAAACAAGGAAACCTGCTGATATATCTAATTACTCGACTACCACAGATTGGGAGTCTAATTCTATTTCGATTACTGCAATAGGGAACTAGGGTATATAAAGAATAAATGAATAGTAGCTTATGACGCGTAACGAAGTAAAAATATTAGCTGAGGAGATATACAAGTTGATGAAAAAGGACATCAAGACTATTGTATCACAAGTTGTCACAGAAGAAGCAGATGAATGGCTTACTCCAGAACAGGTAGCCCGAATGTTAAGCATGTCAATAAGCTATGTAATGCACAGCGATATTCCATATACAAAAGTAGGATGTCGAAGAAGGTATAGAAAATCAGATATAGTAAAAATGCTTGAACGATAAATGTATATCTGAGAAGGTTTCGGGACAGGACGGGAAAGGTATTTACCTTATTATGTAGCAAAAAAGTCGGTTCAACTCCGACCGAAACTTCAAATTAGTAGTTCTTTGAAATATTTATTTATACAATAGAAATAATGTATGGGTAAAACCGTACAATTATTATATATGATTTCTGCGCAGGCACAGAAGCGAAGCCAGTGATGGTAGATAGTGGTGGGTGCAAGTGGAACGGAATTGACACCGATAGCAACCGAAGATAAGACGATAACGGTCGAATGGTTGTAAATGTCTGATGGTGGTAAAGCCACGAAGTTGAAATGAAATTTACTTTCAGCACGCCAATTTGTCTTTAGCGTAGAAGTATGCTTGGTTAGGCACAAGTATCGCTGAAAGGTCTAATATATCCCCTCCCGTAAGATTCGGGGTAACAACCGGTTTAAGCCGTTGAGGGGAACAAAATTATAATTCTGAGCATAGATATGGAATATCCCTTAATACCATTTAATGAAATTGACAATAAATATGTACCAAATCCTCGTTCTATAATCCAAGTGGCGATCAGTGACTGCCTTGCAAAAGGCATAAATACAGAACGGGATATAGCGATTCATGTATGCCATAGCCTGTACAACTTTATGATATACGCGGATTGCTTTGTAACGTCAGTAAATAGAGACGACTTATTGGAGTTTAAGCAGCTTGGCAACGAGATAGATTAGTAGTACTGCGATACCAGCTACTGCTTTGGATTCAACTTCTTTATCCATATTTCTTAATTTTTGATTTGACACCACAAAATTAAGAAAATCCCCTGACAATAACGTGATGTTGCCAATCGGATTGGCTCAGGGGAACGAACTTAATAATTAAATGACCTCATGAAACGATTTCTTAAAAAATGGCTCAAAAGACGGCTTATTAAGATTGCTATAGAAACAAAAAAACCCATCTCCACGCATCTCTTTGAGTGGATTTACAATTCACCGATATATACGTGGAGAGACAAGCTTCTAATTGCTAGAATTGGCAATGATCTTTGGGAAGAATACTATTGTTGGCTTAACAGAGACAACACTTGAGGTATTGGCAAAGTTGTTTCAACCACATCACCGGATACCAAATGAATAAAAGTCATACGGCTCTTATGTTCAATGAAAGTTACATGGTCAGGATTTATATAACAAGGGAAAGTCTTGCCCTCGATCAGTATAAATTTGTTCATAATACAAGAATTTTAAATGTGACACCGCAAAAGTAATAATAATTCGGGTACGTTCCTCTTTTCCATCAATAAAGTTTTAAATGTGACAGTTTATACTTCTATTTGGGAACGTACCCTTTTTTTTACATAATATAATGAAAACAGCCAATTTTATCATGTCTTTATTTGCCGCCTTATGTTCGTTAGGGATGATTTATGGTGCGATAGTTACGGAAAGTCCTGTAAAATGCGTATCTGTGATTATATTTTCCATTATCTTCCTGTTGTGCATAAGACTGGTAGTCCTGACATACAATGAACTGAAAGAGTGTGACTAATATTTTCTCTATCTATTTTTTAGTTAGTAATATTATCCGTTCATGCCGGTATGTGAATATAGGTATGAACATCCTCCGAAAGTAGCATTATGGAATGCATGTGGTAATTTAATAATAATCATATTCTTTATGTAGGTCTCATTACCCCACAAGAAGCAGGTTCGATTCCTGTCTTTCGGACAAATATTTAAACGTAGTTATTATGAAAAAAGGTGATAAAGTCCGTGAAATTGGCGATACGCTGATAGGCACGATTATTAAGATTAAAGATGGGCGTGCAGATGTCAAATTCTCTAAGTTAAAAGCTGTTTATTCACTTCCTTTGCAATTTTTGGAGAAAGTATGAGGTGTAAATCATCTATTAATTCAGAACTTGATAAGCTTTATTCAGAGCTTGACACGGTTCAGCAAATGAGTGAAGAAGCGGTAATGCTCACATTCAATGCTGATAGTAAGGCTGAATATATTGCACTTATCAATGAAGAAATTGATTCTCTTGAAAATGAGCTTGAAGAAGTGGAGATATATCATGGCAGGAAGCGGAACTTTGTAAGGACTGCGGACCTGCCTTTTTTGTGTTGGTAAATAATAATATTATAATGAGTGAACAGCTAATATACAGTAAGATAGCCAATATCCTCAAAGAGACAAAGGCTATCACCAAATCGGAGAAGAACCAGCAACAGGGATTCAAATTCCGTGGGATTGACAACGTTATGAACGAACTTCATGAATTATTCTCAAAAAATGAGGTGTTCATACTACAGGAAGTGCAGAACTTCACAACGGAGAACAGAATAACGAAATCCGGCGGTACGAACACATTTACAAGGGCTACGATAAAGTTTAGGTATATGACCACTGATGGCAGCTTTGTGGAAACTGTAAATGTGGGTGAAGCAATGGACGCAGGCGATAAAGGAATGAATAAAGCAATGAGCATAGCGTTGAAATATTCTTTGCTTCAATTGTTCCTAATTCCTACAGAAGAGCAAAAGGACCCTGATAGTACGACACCTGAGGAAACGGATTTCCTTGCGATGGCATTGCAGGAAGTAAGATCAAGCCTGTCAATCGAGACATTACAGGTAGTATGGGGAAATTATAAGGAATTACAGAGTGACAAACGTTTTGTTGAAGCGGTGACAAGAAGGAAAGGAGAACTGAAATGAAACTAATCAAATCACAAGTCATTTTCAATCCCGATGAACATACTTATATGCTAGGGGATAAGGAACTAAGCGGTATTACTTCCGTGATAAGCAGACAGCTTTTTCCTGATAAATACCGTGATGTTCCCGAAGACGTGTTAAGAAAAGCGGCTGAAAGAGGTACTATGATCCACAGTATATGCGAACTTGTCGATGATATGGGTATAACTCATGACAGCGATGAAGCACAAGGATATAAGGAACTGAAAGACGATTGGGGATTGAGATACGAATGTTCCGAATATCTAGTATCAGATAATGAGCACTATGCAAGCTGTATCGACAAAGTTTATCGCGAAAATGAAACTGATTTTACTTTGGGCGATATAAAGACCACTTACGTGCTTGACAAGGAATCTGTAAGATGGCAGTTGAGTATATATGCATACTTTTTTGAGTTGCAGAATCCGGGATGCAATGCGGTAAGGCTTATAGGTATATGGTTGAGAGGTAAAAACCATGAGATAGTAGAAGTCGAGAGAATACCATCTGAAGTTGTAATGAATCTGTTGAAATGTGATTCGGAAGGCAGGCAGTTTGTAAATCCCTATTCCATATCTCCTGTTACTCTTCCTGACGAGTACCGAAAGATGGAGAGGACAATACAGGAAATTGTGTCACAGGCAAAATACTGGTCCGATAAAAAGAAAGAAATAACTGATGGCGTAATGATGGCTATGGTAGAAGCCGGTGAATATAGTTGGAAAGGTGATATCATATCATTTACTCGCAAAAAGGACACTATCAGAAAGGATTTCGACAAGAAGGCGTTTGAGAAAGATTATCCTGATTTGTATAAGAAATATTTAAAAGAGATTCCAGTAGTTGGAAGTGTAACATTAAAAACAATAGAATAACATGCACAACAGAATATCATTAATAGGAAATGTTGGGAACCAGCCGGAGATAAGAACGAAAGGCGATTCAAAAGTGGCTTCAATATCTTTGGGTGTAACCGAAAAAGGATACACAACGAAAGACGGTAAGAAGATAGAAGACAGAACAACTTGGTTTCGTATCGGTCTTTGGAGAGGTCTTGCGGAGATTGTAGAAAAGTACGTCAACAAGGGCGATAAACTCTTTGTGGAAGGAAAGATGCTTTCCCGTGAGTACGAGAAAGACGGGGTTAAATATACGGCTTGGGAAGTCACGGCAACGGAGATTGAGTTGCTTACACCAAAGAAGGACGGAAACGGTCAAGATACTAAATCAGCCCCTTCAACAACGCAGCAAGCGGCTAAAGAATCAGACGACTTGCCATTTTAACCTATGCGTTACGATCCTAAATTACCTCTTGACGTTCAAAAGGCAACCGTCCGTTTCAACAAGCTGATAAATGGGCAGAGACCTTTTGAACTTACAGAGGTCAAGGAAAGAAACCTGTCCGAAGAGCAAATGAGAACCATAAGGCAAAACAACACAGTTCACTTGTGGTTCTCTGTTTTTGCGAAAGAGATAGGCTGTACGTTTGACGAGTGCAAGCGTGATGTGAAAAGGAAACTTCTTGGACGTAAGCCTGTAATCAATGTTGTTACTGGTGAAACGGATTGGGAGGACTACAAGACAAGCGAAATGTCTGTTACCGAACTATCCTCATTTATGGATAAATTCAAAATGTGGGCACAGGCAGATTTCGGATGTTACCTACCATACTACGGCGATGTAGGTTATGAGGAAATGATGAGAGAATATAGAAACAGATAGATATGAGATTAAAATGTGATATAAGTAAGTGTTCTGCAAATTGTTGTTGCAATGTCCCAATTCCTAAAGGTTACTTCACAGCTTTAAAGAATCGAATCGTCAGACCTATAATCAGGTTTGAGGATGCAGGTAACAATCCCGAATTGGGGGGAAACAATGTGGTAGCTATCACAAATGAGGACATTGCAGAAAACAGATGCCCGTTCCAGCGTTACGATTACAAGTGTAACATATACGACCGCAGACCGAAGATATGCCGCATCTTCGGAGAGGGTAAGCACAAGTATTTGCAATGCGGATTTTTGGGGCAGAAGGCACCAAATTTCAATGAAATTCTTACCGATGTTAATTCGGTTATGGATATACTTAAACTTATAGACAAATGAAACTTACTTTGACAAAACAAGAAGTGCTTCTCATCCAGAAGTTGCTCAACACTTACAAAAACGAGTTGCCCGATGACGGAACAGAGAAGCATGGACGTTTTGTCGGGAAGCTCTGCAAGAAAATCAAAAGACAAGTTATTAATCAATTAAAGCAATAAAATTATGGAATCTAATATTTCACGCGATCATATTGCGCTTGAAGCAATGAAGTGCATAATGATGACAGCAAAACGCAGAAGAACTTTATGGAATAGAGTTGTAACATTGTTTTCCCCATCCAAAGAAGTTAGTATTATAAACTACAACTCTGAAAAACAGGCTAAAGCAGCTTATCAGATAGCTGATGCAATGATTAAGGAACGTAATAAGACAAAGGAGGAATGATTTATGTCAGAAAAAGGGAACAACTTTAACAAGAAAGTTCAGATGCATCTTGCTTGTTCTGGAGATTATCCTATCAAACCTGAAATGTGTTGTATCTATTTCAAAAACGGATTTGCATACGCAAGTGACGGGTATATTTTGGCAAAAAACAGAATTTCAGAAATATCGGGGTTGAAGGAACCTGAGATAACCGCACTTGACGGAAAATTTCTTCACGCTGACTTCTACAAAGATATGCTGAAATACGATAATATTATGATTGCCGAAGATGGCATAGAATGCAGCAAGGATAATGATAAAGTATTCTTTTACTTTTCCACATTTGATAAATATCCTGATGCGGAAAAAGTCTTGCAGAGTGCTTTGAATACGCAGACTACTCCGCTTCCACAAGTGAAGTTTGACATGAAGATTATGCAACGGTTGAATAAAGCTCTTTTTGAAAGCGACAAGTGTGTCGCTACATTTAAGGGTACTAATAAACCTATTGTTTTTGATAGTATGATGGAGGGTGTAAGTAGTGTTGGGTTGCTTATGCCATGTTATAGTGAAGATACGGAGGAATAATATGGAAGAGTTTATTTCAGACTGGTTCATTCCGATGGATTTCGGTAATGATATGCCGGACGAAGAACCGGACGGTGAGGATAATTTTAATTTTGATTGACATGGAAAAGAAATTTGAACTTACAGACAAGTTTGTATTCAATACTTTTGGAATTAAATTATTCCAAATTAAGTGTACAAAGTCTTTCAAATATGCCAAGGAAGGTGATTTGGGAGGATATGTTGAGAAAGATGAGAACTTAGACCAAGAAAGCGATGCTTGGGTGTACGGCGATGCTCAGGTGTACGGCAATGCTCAGGTGTACGGCGATGCTCAGGTGTACGGCGATGCTGATATAGAAAATGATAACAATCATTGCGGATTTGATTGTTTCGGTTCATGCAACCGCCACACTCACGCATATTTGACAAAAGATAATAAAGTCGAAATAACTTGTGGGTGTTTTCGTGGCAGCATTGAAGAGTTTGAAAAGAAAGTGGAGAAGACACATTCGGGAACAATCTACGAGAAACAGTATAAAGCCATCATCAATGTTATTAAAATTAAATTTGGGTTGACTGATTTGATATAGATTAAGTGCATTTGTTTACATGCCTTCCCGGTCTGTGAAGATAGGGCGGGCAAACATGGTGGTATGGCGGAATTAGAAGACGCTATTAAGCAGTAGATTGATGCTCTAAGCTGAGGATTATAGGGAATGATAATCGGGAAAGGTTGGCGAAAAGGAGACCAGCATATCAGGTAAACGAAGCATTCGATGGTTATTAATCAATCGGTGACGGATACCAAAACCTACAACAGCGAGCCTTATTCATAGTAGGCGATAAAAGATGTAAATGAGCAGCATAACAATCATGCAGGTGCAAGTCCTGCTACCACCTCATAAATGTGAGCCACACATAAATGGCAAGGGTTAGTAAATAATGGTTGTGCCCCGGAGAATACGCTTCGGGGCTTTTAATTGGCGAAAATTATGAGAATAGACAAAATTAAAACAGTAGGTCAGCTTAGAAAGGTCATTGAAAATCTTTCTGACGATTACGAGATAGAAATGCGTATTAGACGTAAATTGACGGATGAAGACATAATCAAGTTATATAAAAAGTACGGTAAGATATATCCTTATCCATACGAAACAAGTTATTCAGAGCTTGAATTTGATGATGTAGGTGTGTCTGACAAAGTATTATGCTTGGGAGTTGAACTAAAAGACGAATGATATGCCGTACTACATAAATAATAATTATGACTTACGAAGAGATGAAATCCAAGGCTTGTGTGGCAAGCAGCCGTAGCAAGCCAAAAAATGAGGAACATAAAATACAATGTTCTTGTGTTAGGTATTTCCGTTTAAAATATCCCCATCTCAGAAATATGCTGTTTGCTGTTCCTAATGCGGCAAGACGTTCTGCAAGGAACGGAGCTTATATGAAAGATGAAGGTATGCTTCCCGGAGTTGCAGACCTGATACTTCTTAAGAGCAATCGTTTCTATGGAGCTTTGTGTGTGGAAATGAAAAAGCCGGGAGAATACCAAAGACCAGTCCAAAAAGAATGGCAAAAGGAATGTGAGGCAAATGGTAACAAATACATCGTTGTCCGGTCATTAGACGAGTTTATTAAAGTGGTGGATAATTATTTGAAAGATATATGACTTATATAGAACTGATAAATAAGTTTTGGTCTCTTGACGAAGACTGGGAATTTACCTGCTGTGAAACGAGGCTTTATTTTTACTTGCTAAAAACAGCGAATCGTTTAGGCTGGGTGGATAGCTGGACGCGTAGTGATACAAAGGTATCATCTGACGTGGGAGTGTCGGTCAACTCAATGAAATCAGCACGTAACAGATTAGTTCAGGCGGGTCTTATCACATTCAAATCAGGCGGAAAAGGGCAACGTGATAAAACAAGGTATCATATTAGCTATCAAAATTTGACACCTAAAGTTGAACCTAAAGTGAAACCTAACCTTATACCTAACCATGAACCTAAAGTTGAACCTAAACCCTTACAGTATAATGTACGCGCATTAGACAAAGATAAAGACAAAGATAATTATCTCTCTCTCCCGCGCGCGTATGAGGAAATTCCGACTGGGATTTTTGAAAAAGGGTTGGATGAGTGCTATGAAGAATTGAAATCGAATAGTTCATGGATGGAAGCTGTCTGTATGAATACTCGTTTATGTGGGTATAAGGATTTCGCGCCTCCTGATTTTTATGATTATTTGGAGAAGTTCTTTATGAAACTCCAAAACGAGGGAGAAACGGTTAAATCACCCCAAGATGCAAAATCGCATTTTGCTCGATGGCTGAAAATTGAACTTGAAAAAAAGAAAAAAGATGAAATCACCCGAAAAGATAGGCGAATTAATTCCTATACCATCGCCAAAACAGATGGAGGAAGCTCAATCACACCACCTGAATCCTTTGAGTTCTGAAGGAAAGGATGACCAATTCAATTTCTTGTATGGCGGCAAGAAAGGAATGATGTCAAAAGAAGAAATTGAAAAATTTTGGAAGGGAGGATTTGTTATGTCACTGCAACAAGTATCTCCTAATTTTGTAATTGATGAACGAAACAGAAATCTTATAGGCGCGATTTATACATGGATTTGGTCTAATCTTGGAAGGTTCCCTCCAGGGGTACTTGACCCACATAAAGGCTTACTTCTGTGGGGTGAGATAGGGACCGGTAAGACAACACTTCTGAAAGGAATACAAAGATATTTGGCTACTATTAATCAAATTGCTTATGGATTCAGAGCCTCCAATATATGTATTGAAATACGATCTGCCGCAGAAATAGCATTACGATATTCTATTGACGGAATTAATGCTCTTGACTATTGGACGGATCGTAACATGGCAGGCAATCTAGCTATTGATGAGATAGGTCGTGAAGAATTATCCAAACATTTCGGGACATCGTGCAATGTGGTCCAGACTGTATTGCAATTACGTTATGAGCAACGTCATAACATCCTTACTCTTGGAAGTACAAACATGGATATGGCACATCCTGATGAATTTCGAGAGAGATATGGAGATTATATTATGGACAGGGCGAAAGAGATGTTCAACTTTGTTAAAGTTGGAGGAGGTAGCAGAAGACGATAACATCACATTGAAGTATGCCAAAGAAAGTCAAACCGGAAATTGTATATGTCAAATGCCGGAATTGCAAGAATGCCTCGGACTTCGGGGATAATTCTGCGTATTGTAAGGCTAAAGGGCATAGAGTGTGTGCCTGTGACAGATATGGGCAAATTTGCAACAGTTTTCTAAAGAAAGAATTATAACGAAAAAGGAGAAATTTATGAATACCGAGATGCAGAGAAAGATACGTGAATGGGAAGCGGAACGCGATAGAAACCTGCGCATACACTGCCCTCTTGTAGCTGCCAAATTCCAAAGGTGGATTGACAAAATTAATAAAAAGGAGAACGAAAGTATTAACCGCATGAAAGGAAATGTAAAGTGAAAATATACAATTATGAAACCAAAGAAAAAAAATAATAGATGCCGCCATAGCCAATGGTAGCATAGATAGATTGAATATGCTGCTTTCAGCCGCTCACCTGTTGAATTGCGAAGCTAATAACTTAGTAGAGGAAGCGAGCGATTTAATGGCAGAGAACTCCCTTCTGCTTGGAGATTTAAAAAAGTTGCACAATGACTTCGTAAAAGTTGCCGATAAGTATTTCAAGGAGATCTCCACCCTCATTACTACTGATACCGCCAAGATGGATATGTTCTCTGACCTTGATGGATTTGATAAGGCATTCAGAGAGTGGGCTAAAGTACCGTTAGAGTGGAAACCTAGAGAAGTTTGTAGGAACCATTAATTAAAAGTAATACAGAAATAAACAAGAATCATGAAAAGAGAATTAACACCTGAGAATATTCAGGAACTGAAAGAAAAGATCCTGCCCGGATACAGGTGTAAGGCTAAGGGAGCTATAGGTTGCTGGATAGTCATCGCAGAGCGTGGAGAATGGAACGGTGATACCTACCCGATTAAAGAGGTCAAGGCGTTTGAAGTTGACGGGGAAAAGGTTAAGGCTGACACATGGTATATGCTAGTCAATGGACAGCTTAAGGAGGCTTAGTGGAAGTAATTAATTCAAAACTGAGAAAGAAAGGAACTAAAAGATGATACTTACTACTGATAAGATGGTATTTGTTACTGATTTAGAAAATTCGGACGAATATATTGAGAATCTTATAACTGAATATGGCACTAATCAATATCGCATAAAGGTTGACCGGACACTCAATCCACCATATTATCAATTATTTTACGAATGGAAAGAAGGCAAGCGAACGCTTAATAATCATTTGTTTTCTTCAAGTAGATTGGAAAAGATTGTGGATTATATAAATCAGAACATTCAATAAGATATAGAGATGAAGCAAAGTAAATTGACTCACGGTTCCCTGTTTAGTGGGATAGAAGGTTTCGGCTTGGGTGCAGCGTTTGCCGGAATAAAAACACTTTGGAGCTGCGAATATGAAGACTATCAAGCAAGTATAATCAAAAAAATTTTGGAGAAAACCATGAAATCAACAGAGATATTAGAACGTATTCAAATCCAACATTTGTTGACATCATCAGCGGTGGATTCCCTTGCCAAGACATCAGCGTTGCTGGAAAAGGTGTCGGAATTGTCGGTGAAAGAAGTGGCTTATGGACTGAAATGTACCGAGTTATACGGGAAGTTAGACCTAAATACATCATCATTGAGAACAGTCCAATGCTCCTTATTCGGGGATTTGAACGGGTCTTATGCGACCTTTCCGAAATCGGGTATGATGCAGAATGGCAATGTTTATCAGGCACCGACTTTGGTATACAACAGGGTCGGGAGCGATTATATTGTATTGCCTACTCCTGTGAAGTCAACGGCAAAAGGAGCATCCAAGAATCGATATTTCGGAAGCCCTACCTATCGGGGCAATATACACGAGTATATCCGGGATGGAGAACAAGACAGTCAATACCCTCACCCCGATTTGCTGGAAAGTCTAATGAACTTCCCGATAGGGTGGACAGAACGGAGTGTATAGGCAATGCAGTACAACCTATAATTGCGCACTATTTATTTGAATGTATTAAGATTTTCGATAAACAATTAGAGTAAAACAGATCAGGTATGAATACACAATTTGAGCGGTCAGCATGCGCTACCGATGAATGGTATACACCGAAGGAGATTATAGATGCGTTGGGTGAATTTGATTTAGATCCGTGTGCCCCGGTCAACCCACTATGGCAAACAGCTAAGGTGATGTATAATAAAAACGTCGATGGGTTAAAACAGGAATGGAAAGGCCGTGTATGGCTAAACCCGCCTTATTCCCGACCTCTTATTGAAAAATTCATCAGCAGGATGGCAGAGCATGGAAACGGTATCGCTTTACTTTTCAATCGTTGCGATTCAAGGATGTTTCAAGACATAATTTTTGAAAAAGCAACGGCGATGAAGTTTTTGCGCAATAGGATTCGTTTCTTTCGCCCGGACGGGACTCGTGGAGATTCACCCGGTTGTGGTAGTATCCTTATTGCTTTTGGCGAAAACAACGCGGAAATATTAAGAAACTGTGATATAGCAGGTAAGTATGTTAGAATCAATTAGAATGACAAAAACATGAATAAGGAAGAATTTCTGAGCAAAAGAGACGCCATTGATTTAATGCTAAAAGATTTGAATGGCGAAAAGGAGAAGTTGGAAAAGGAATACATTGAATCCAACCAAGGGTTCCCTATTGGAAGCAAGGTTTGTATAACGGTCCCGGCTCATGAAAGGTTTTCTCTTTTGAGCAATGAAAGGATATTGCTCCCCGAAGTGAAGAAGTTAGCCTATATTGCAGATTATGAGATTGATGATAACGGGGAGGTTGTTCCCTCTTTAAGGCAGTTGGATTGCAATGGGGGTATGTCGGCAATACCTTTATATGTTAATTTTAAAAAGGTTATAATTGAATTAATGTAAATCAGATAAGAAATGAAGAAGATTAAAGATTTAACGATCAAGGTAACTTATAGAGTTGGACTTAGTGATGTTGAAGTCCCTGACAAAGTTTATGACGAATTAGCTAAAGCCTATGATGAAGGTGGGTATGTACCTGAATGGGATGATGAGCTTGAAAATGCAAATGAATGGTTATTAGATAATATCCGACAAGAGGATGCAATGGATTGGGAGTTTGAGATTGACGATTTTCAAGATGAATAATTCAAAACATAACAGTAATGAGTAAAACATACGAAGAATTGTTGCATGAGGCGTTCTGTAAATATATGCAGAGAAATCATGCTAAAGACTGGATGGATAGATACTGCCCAGAAGAGCAGGAAAATATGCGCCGTGAGTTTTGTTCAGGTGCGGAATGGTTTAAAAGTCTATTTCCTATGATGTATTTCCCTCCTTGTATTATGCCAGAGGATATAATGAAAAATACGGAATCGGTAGGAGAAGAAACTATAGTAGCTACTACTCATGACTATATCATCTTTTACAAACACCGGGGATATGACATCGCTTATCGTGAATATTGGAAGGGGCATCACAATAATAAGTGGAAATGGAAAGTAAAGTATGGTCGTTATGTAGATGATGATGAAATACTTTGTTGGATGAGAAAAGAGTTTTAATTCAAATCAGAACAGATATGAAAAAAGTAACGATAATATGTGATGCTTGCGGAAGAGAGATACAGCCATCGTATTTCCGCAGCGCAAGATTGGATTTCAAGGTGGATAAATGGGATGGTGGCTCTGTTGGTGGAAGGGAAGATATATTCATCCAAGAAGCCGACTTATGCTCGGAATGTGCCCATAAATTACAGAAATTTATAGAGAACGAATTAAACATTCAACCACATCACCCCTAATTGATTAAATTATGAAACAGATAGTAGAAGAAGCTGCAAAGGAATATTACGAAAGATACAAAATTCATTTGGCAAAAGATATATTCAGACCAAGAGTAGTAGATATTTTCAAATCCGGTGCAGAATGGCAATCAAAGCAATCTCCTTGGATAAGTGTTAAGGAACGGTTGCCGGAAGAAGGACAAAAAGTTTTTGTTTTGACAATGTGTTGTGGTGTATCACGTATTCTAATTGAAAGGTTTTGCAAAACAAGTGCTTTTGATAAAGATAATAGATGGGTTTTTGGAAACAGTATCGTGTTGGCCTGGTTTCCTATTCCGTCTTTTGATGAGATACTCGAAGCCAACAAGGATGTACTAGAACGGATTAAAGAGAAAGGAGACTGATATGGGAAAATACAGAATATACAGATACGGACTTTTCGACCACATTTTTGACGTTCAAGTGAAAAAGTGGTATGGATGGGTACTTGTTAAGAGGTTTAAGGCAGATATAAGTTCTGATGACACAATGATAGATAATATTTATTATTGTGAAATGTTATCCAAGGAACTTTTGGAAAAATTGGAGGAGGAATTATGAAATCAAAACAAGTATTATCAGTCGAACAGATGAAACATTTGCAGGAGCTTGGGCTGGATACAAGCGATGGAAGCATGTGTTTTGAGTGGAATGAATCAGATTCAGACAACATGGTTGTAACCTCTCCGGATGCCGATACGAATTACGACTATTATCATGAAACTTACACTTTGCAGGACATTCTAGATAAGCTGCCGCCTGTCATAAAAAAAATATTATTGGCTTGCAATCAGAGTTAGTGCACACAAGGGAATGTGGTATGTAGAATATAATGAAAGAGGGTGTACTTTATCTTATTTTTATTCAGAAAATCTCATTGACGCAGCCTACGGGATGCTGTGCTGGTGTATTGAAAACGGATATGTTAGAAAGGAGACTGAAAATGGACATAGATAACAAATATAAGATTCCCCTTGTCGGGGTCTATAATGCGTTAGTTTTTGAATGTCCCGAATGTGGTACAAGTATTCTCAACGCTTATCATAAGCATATCTGTGGGATTGCAGAAGCTCGTATTGGGATAGTTTCTATAAAAGAGTGTCCAACATGTTTTACGAAGTATTATTCTCATTTTTCAGAAGCTGAATACAATCTGTTTTTGCATAGCATAGAGAGAGGTGAAAATTTGCATTTTAAAAATGTATTCGTGAAACAGATTAGAGAGGAAGGAGACTGATTATGGAAGTAAAGAACGGAATAATAATAGATGGAGTATTGCATGAGATGACGAGTGAGAATGTCCCATGCAACCAATGCTCACTGTTGCGCATTTGCAGTAAGTCAGAAAAGGAAGAATATGCCATCTGTCTTTGTGCTTTGATGAACTGTGATGGCTTTGTTAACCGCGGAAAAGTAAAAGTAGAGAAGGAGGAATAACTATGGGATTTACAACACCGTGCTTTATACGCAAAAATACACCGGAACTTCGGAAGAAGTTGGAGGAGTTGGGATATAAAAATCGTAATTTATATTTCTATGATTGTATTGGCGTAGTATACGATGGATTTGATTGTATTAGTCAATGGATGTTTGGAAGTATATGGGATTTTGCAGATTGCATTGATTGCGGAACCAACGAAGAACTTTTCTTGGCTATCGCTGCATTAAGGGATGATACAGACGATTCACAATGGTTTGTATATCCTCCTGAAAATATTTGGTTTATATGCGATGACGATGACATCAATTATGCACGAGAAAATATTAAAGATAGTGTACAGGCGGCATGGTTCCATTGTAGTCATAAGGCTACCGTAGAAGAGCTAATAGAACACTTTAAAGGAAAGGAGAAATGAACGATGCATCAGTGTGAATATTGTTGTTGGTATAATGATAGATGTGGGAATTGTGATTGTCCTACAGTTATGAAAATACAAGCGTGTGAAAAAGCTAAAAATGCCAAAGAGCACAATGAAAAACCTAAAATAAAATAGTCATGACCGAAGAACTTGTAACATTAGAAACAGCGGAACTGTTGAAAGAGAAAGGATTTTTAGGAAGAAAATATATTATAGATGTTTCCCACTTTGCTACATTGTTACATATTTTTATCCGTTCCTCCGCAATCCGTTGCACAAAAGTGGCTGCGTGAAATAAGAGGTGTGTATGTATATGTAGAACCTGTTATTGGAAAAAGATGGAAGCTTTCTTTTTGTGATTTCAATGTTCCAACAGAAGAAAACGACTGGATGGAGAACGAAATAAACAAAGGGAATGGCTATAAAGTATATGTCACCTACGAGGAAGCACTTGAAGCAGGATTACAGGAAGCATTAAAACTTATATGATTATGAGAAAATTTACATATGTATTGGCATCTGTCATTATATCATATCTAATTTGCGTATATGAGTATAATACGTGGAATTTCATAGTTGGGTTAGAGCCTTCACCAGCTTGCGAAAGATTAGCCGAATACGCTTTTTATTTCGTGATATGGTATTGGGTTGCGAAAGCTGTTGATTCGTTTCACGATTAAATAAGTATGGAAACAGCAGAATTAATATTTAAATCCGTACTTGCCCCATTAAATTTTTGTACTTTGGCATTTTTACCTTAATTTTGGTAAGCAAGTGTCACAGACGCATGGAGAATAGGTTTGATGAGATAGAAAAATGCGTCCGTCATGTGCCATATCGTAACGACATTGTTTACATCACCCAGCTCTTGGAACTGCAAAGATGTGGATAAATAAGGAACGGTATGAGGAAGCCGATAAGATTGGAGAATAATCAAGGATGAAGAAATCAAATTAGGAATAAGGAAATGAACAATATTAATTTAAACGAATTGCGCGATCGCGCTTATAAAACCGCTTGTGAACACGGTTTTCACGATGAGGAATTGAGTAATAAACACCACCTTTGTTTAGTTATATCCGAGCTTATGGAAGCTGTGGAGGCAGATAGAAAGGGAAGATTAGGAAAGAAATGTAAATCACGTTTTGAAATGGACTATAATTGCTATCCTGCATTAGTGGAAGAAGAAAAGCGATTTAAGTGTTCCTTTGAAAAGAATGTAAAAGATACACTTCCCGATGAACTTGCCGATGCAGCTATACGCCTGCTTGATTTGTGCGGATTGCGTAAGATAGACATCGAGGATTTTACGGAAGAAATGTTATACGAGGCGGAGGAAAGTTGCGAGGATGAGACCTTTACAGAAAGTATATATGCTATATCCACAATTCCCATCAGATATGCGTATGAATATGACTATCCATTAGAAAAGCAATTAAATGGCATGCTATTGGCTATTTTCGGGCTTGCCAACCATTTGGACATAGACCTCACATGGCACATCAATCAGAAGATGAGATACAATGAATTGAGAGAAAACAAAAATAGGAAAAAGTATTGAGCAACAATCTAAAAACAATAAGACGATGAAGGTTAACATTGAAAATTTACGCCAATCGGTTGTGATGCCGACTAAAGAAGACAGGGCAGAGTGGACCAACGGCTTGTATCTAATCTACGAAGACGGACATGCAGAACCGTTTACCGGCGATAACTTCAAAGATTGTGTACGATACATCGGATTAAAGCACAAAGACGTATCGTTTGCCATCTCGTTGACGGAGCATAAGGATGTTCAGCTGCTTGACAATGACAGCCGAGAGGAATTTGGAAATCAAATCTATTATGGGCGTGAATGTGATGCATTATTTGATATGAATGGACAGCGTAACACTGCTCAACTGATTGAGCGAAATCCTAAACTGTCTAATCTGCTGAAAGATGACGAATATATCCCATCATTAGGACAGCTTAATTTAATAGCTCATTATCAAGATAATATAAACGATGTGCTGAGGTACATAGGCAAAGAACCGTTATCCTCCACATGGTATTGGTCCAGTACTGAGTACAGTCTCAGCCTCAGTTGGTACGTACACTTCTTCAGTGGGCAGACGAGCAACGGCAACAAGTGCTACAGTTACAGAGTACGGGCAGTGGCAGCATTCACTTTATTCATGAGTATCAAGGAGAAAATGAATAGGGGACAACAAATATGAAAACAAGTTTATGCGAAAGTTCTTAATTCCGAAGTGGAAAAAGGATTTGATTTGCTAGAAAGTAAGATTAGACTTTAACACCTGAATTGGAAGAACAGTTTCAGCAAGAGTTATACAGCCCTACTTGCTGAAACTGTTTGTTTTAAACTGAGTCGTCAATGGCATTGATTACAGCAACCATTTCCAAATCAAAGAAAAGGATACGTACACCATCATTGCATATACCGTATTGAGAACTAGGACGTTCATCGGTCCATCCGTTTTCAGCTATGACTAAATCAACTACTTTAAAAATTATATCCAAAGATACAAAGTTTATTTCTCGGTTGATAAAGTCTCTGAGTTCTTCTAATGTTTTCATTTTTTTAGTTTTCTATAAAATCAATCCTGCAACCTAGTGCATACCCTATCTTTGCAAGGATATCTATACCTGTACTATATTTACCAAGTTCTATTCGTGCTATGTGCCCCTGGTTTATACTGACCAGCTCTGCCAATCTCGCTTGGGACAATCCCTTTTGCTTTCTGAACTCGGCAATACGCTTACCGATTCGTTCTCTCTCATTCAAGTTCTCCATATAACCTCTCTTCCTCTCTTTCTTCTTCACACAAGAAATTCCACATCTCAATCAATGCTAATTCCTTATCTCTATTGCTTCCGCTGTTAGATGGATCAAGCCAATTTATATGGGCTATTCTATCTTTAAATTCATCATAGCTACAGTATATACTATCCGCATCTTGGTCGAACCAAATAAAACAACGAGGGAAAGATAGGCGAATAATCCCTATCTGGCCATGGTAATCAATAATGTTTTCAGCAAGGTATATACCTGGATATTTCGGATTTTCTTTTTTCATTAGTAGATAACAGCTTTTAATTTTACGTTAGTTATACAAACACTCTCTTGTCTCTGCACGGAATAGTAAGTGACATGATTATTCGAAACTTCAAACATCGGATAGATTGAATCAGGATCGTCTTTAATCCCTTCAACCGTGAATTTAACGATACCTTGTTTCGCTGCCTGCTTGAATGCTCTGCGAAAATTTATATCTAATGAATTAAAAGTTTTCATAATCTTATATTTTATAAAATTGAAAATTGCTTGTTTATTAATTCAAAAACACGTACCTTTGCATCGCATATCAGAAATGATATTAGTCGCCTTCGGGCGTGGATTGAAACGACATTAAAAATGTCATTGTGACTTAAATCACAATTCAACATTTAGGGTAGCGATTTTTTGCTGCCCTATTTTTTTGTTTATAGCTACCAAATTATAGTATTTCAGGCGTATTGTCCCGCCATCTGGAACCATCCGACCACATACCTCCACGGGCAACGCTTATAAAGTTGTCCCCCTCTTTGATGAACACGGACCAACTACATTCATTTCCGGCAAAGCGGTTAGCCTCCGCAATATGCCTAATATCTTTTATTAATATCGATTTGTTAGTGCCTGTGGCTCCATAAGACTCGTGCCGTTATTGGCTTTAAAGTTCGCAAAATACGTTCTCATTGCTTTCTTTTTTTTATTAGTTTATAATAGTTCCCGGTGGCGGTGTTGCTCCGCCAGTCCACACGGTGCCGGGATGATGATCACCAAATTCCAAATTCTTTCCCTGCCTTATTAAACCCCATCTCGTTTTGCGTCTTGCATATCTCCATTATTTCGGCTATTTGCTTAGCAGTGTAATTGTTAACATTAATCACTTTCTCAACATAAGACAAAATATCATCAAATGTTTGACCTGATAAATACGTGTTTTTTCGTATCGTGTTAATTTTTCTTGCTGTCATAATCTTAATGCCGCTTATCCGTTGCCGCCGGTTCTATTGTGTTATTTTGATACTACAAATATAAATGTTTATCTTGACAATGCAAAATATTGCATTAATAAAGAAGGCATGTTTTTAAACATTCATTCAGATAATACGCTTTGTGCGTATTCCGCACGCCTGTTTATTTTCGTTCTGAGCGCGGTTAAGCGATTTCGGGTAAATTCTAAGCCACTATGTGTGCGAATGCCTCTTGCGTTCAGTCGTTCAACGACCTTGTCAATGTCTTGCGGAGTATTGCACCCCTCCAACATGGCGGCTATCATATTGTTCTTTTCATCGTTCATCGCTTCCTTTCTTCTCTTTTCTCCGTTCACCTTACCGCCTTTTGTTTGCCCGGTGGTTGTTCCGCCTAAAGAGGTGCACCAGTTGCCGGACTTTGAGTAAAAGCCACCTTCTTCTTTTATCTTTTGTTTTTTTACAGCTAATGCGCTGCGTGTCCTTTCCTGGATTAATTCACGTTCAACGGCCGCGCCAAAACTGAAAGCATACAGTATCATTTCGTCTATTGCTTTCATATTGCCGCAATTCAAATCCAAATTCATTTGTACGATTACAAGGCGAATTTTACGCGGTTTTAGCTCGTCGTTGATTAGCTTGTTAATATCTCCCATCGAACGCCCCAAACGGGAAATTTCGGCTACTATTAGCATATCTCCAGTCTCCAGCAACGGAAGTACATCAGTGCCTAATTTCCGTTTCTTATAGGTTACACCGCCGGATATTCCTTCTTCCGTTATCACAATGTCAGATTTTAAACCGTTTCTTTTCAACCATTCTTGGACGGTTCTGTTTTGCTGCTCCAATGTTTGTTTGTCGGTGGATATACGACCATATTCTACTACTTTCATAAATTATTCCTTAGATTAAAATTCGTTTCGGCAATGGTTCGCCAATCTTATACAGTTCTACGCTTGTAACTTCTTGTGTTTCTTTAAGCAGGTTTATCCCATCGCTGTAGAAGTTTAGCAACCTTATAGCTTCGAATGCGTTGCATGGTTGAAGCATTATAGTTCGTCCTTTCTCGTTAATCTGAATGAAATAATTCTTTTCCATAATCTTTTTGTTTTTAAGTTAGTAAATAGTTCCGCCCGTGGAACTTGCACCACTTGCAAGGCTTTCAACCTTTGGCGAATAATTCGGTTTAAAAACCGTTATTTCCAGTCAGCTCCTTACCTACTCCAACAGCTAACCAAATCAAAATGCAAATCATGAACATATTATTTCCTCCTTAATTAAATTTATTCGTTCATTCTTACCTATCGCCTACCCGGCAGCCGTATTACTGCCGGGGTGTCATAAGATGATATGTTGGCAAAAACCCCAACAATGTATCTATGCTAATTGTGGCAATATATTTCTATTCAAATTTCACATTCAAACACGGCTGTTTTGCCCTGATTGCTTACATAGTTTTTCTAATCTGTCATATATGCATTGTAAATAATCGATAAAGCCGTATATTATTTGCATTGTATTTTCTTTGCTGTCTATATCTATATCAATGCAAGCTATAATAAATTCTTTGCACTGTTTTACTGCCTTAATCATTAATTCAGTATTGACTATTTTTTTCACTATTTGGCTAAACTCGTTGCCATCAAGCCATAGTTTCTGTACGTAATTGTTAACTTCTTCGGATGTTATTATTTGTCCGTTGAAATAATCAAATGAAATTTTCTTTAATGAATTCATATTCTTTATTGTTTAAGTTAATAAATAGTTCCCGGTGGCGGTGTTGCTCCGCCAGTCCACACAGTACCGGGATAGTTGGTTATTTAAACACATGATCAATGAATACAGTATTCGTTTGCCATTCTCCTTTTGATTTAAAGACAAAATATCCGCGTATAGTTGCTGTTTCTTTCATCTCGTTTGCAAAGTCATAGGCCGCTTGCTGGTCCTTACCAAACTCCTTATTTATCGATCCGCTGTTATTGCTCACCCTGTAACGTAGCTTTGCAGGGGCTTTTGTTTTGTTTGTAATAATATTCATATTTTTTCGTTTTTAAGTTAGTTTGTTCCCAGTGGCGGTGTCGCTCCGCCTCCCCACATTGGTTAATATTGTTCTATCGTCCACTCTTTTTTTATAAAACCTTTAAAGTTGCCAAACGATTTTTTAAACGCTGCTAACGCTTCTTTCTTCGTCTTGCCGTAATAGCAATAGCGCGCCCCGTTATGGAACTCTACTGTTAACTTATATTCTTTCATATCCTTTAAAATTTATCTGATTCATCACTTTTGTTTATAAAGTCTTTTATTTTTTTTGGATCGGTGCCGGAAATGAATATCACAGTACCGAATAATAGCAACATAACGCCGAACATATTACACGCTGCTTTATTTGTCGTTAATTGCTTTGTGTAATTCACGCGCAAATCGTTTAACCATTCTTTTGCATTGCGTATAATCGTAGTTATAATATAGTTTTTCCCATCGTTCGCACACTTTACGCGTTTTTTCGCTGCTCGTTCCGAATGGAGCGTAACCAGTGCAGACAACTATATCATTTATATGGTTCTGGTAATTCGTATATATCAGCCGCCCAACCTTCTAAACGTTCGGTATGCCCTATCTTTGTAAGATAGTTTACTATACTTTGTATTTTACAGTAACCTAATGATATTACACTCTCTTTCCCGTAGATGCGATATATTTCTTTTCTTGTTGTCTTCATAACATTATTATTAATGTGGATAAATGATTTTGATGTAGCAGGGGGCTAACAAGCCCCGTTATTTCAGCCTACAATATAAGGCTCTTTCATTGGAATATATTCCATACCGTTAAGCTGGTAGATAGGTAGGAAGCTTCTAGCCCAACCGTTGCCGGCATCATAAAACCCCTTGAAAACGAAATCAGAAGGGGAAGCATTACCAATTATTTCGAGTTCTCTATATCCATATACGTTGCTTTCTCCGTTCTTCTTGATGAACTTCTTTAACCAGTTCAACCCCTGAACGCCTTGTCCCTCTGTTAATGGAATGCCGTAGCCATCTCCAATGCTTTCCAACCAATCATAATCTATAACGTCTTGTTGCTGCTTGTTAGATCGATTTTTTAACAACTGCAATTGTTGTTTAGTGATTACACCGTTTTCTTTAATCTCTGAAAAAATGCTTTCTAAAGTCTTCATAATGCTATAATGTTTAATGTTAATATTTCAATTCATTACAGCGTGATTTTGATTATTGAAGAATTACGGCTATATTTGCGCCATGGAATTAAAAACCGTTGGCGGGTAACGCCTTACATTACCCACCGTTTGAGAGCTTTAAAACTTGATTATAATAATCAAAGGTTTAAAGAACCAAACACGAATACAGACTTTAATTTCCATAAACGAACGGTTTTATAGGCTAATGAAAGTTAGCCGCTTTCGGTGGATTATTCCACCTATCCGGGTGTAACAGGCTTCCAACTGTTACACCTTTTTTTATAACCGCATCAAAAAATCAAAAATTAAATGGGAGAATATTTGCAAGTGAGAAGTTAAAGAAGTATTTTTGCCTCCGTATCTGGAGAGTACTTACTTTAAGTATTCCAACTTACGAGGGTCTTAACATTGCCGTGTTAAGGCTCTCTTTTTATCCCAACATTTAACAACACGCTTTTGAACGTTAACATTTGCCTCTGTGGAAGAATAGGACTTTATTACGTTATCCTTTCCCTTTCACATTGCGAAGATAACGGTTTTTTATCAAAATATCAAATAAAACGCATGATATTTTGTAAGCAATTAGAAATAAATTACATGTTCCATAACATACGCCTATAAGCCAATATAACGCCATATAGAAGCGTTATATTTTCACCTTCACAATGTATCGCATTTACCTTTCTTCGCCTATATCGCGCATATTAAAGCCATATGCAACGAAGCAAACGAGCGTCGCAAACCGTTGTAATACAATACACAGCAGCCCAACTATGAACGCTATACCCCTCCCCCCCCTATACCGGTGCAACCGTAAACATCCGTCCTCTCTCTCATTTTTTTTATTTTTTTTTCTGATTTTTTCTCTCTTTCTGATTGTTCGAATATTTTATCTAAATCAAGATGCACAAGCTGTAATATAATATTATTATCTTATACGAGTTATTGTTTTACGTTGATGCTTCTCTATGCAGTGTGTGTATGAGCCCCTTTCATTATATTCATAATAAAAGGGAGAGCGGTGTTCGCTGTCGCTCACTTTTTTCTTTATGTTACTTTCTTTTTTATGGGTTTTGGATTAGACATTTTTCCTTTATTTATATAGGGTATGTCTAATATGCAATGAGGTAGTACTATGCAATGCAAGGTATATTTCAAGTATTCTTTTACTTTTAAGATTAAAAGCTCAATATTAAAGCGGATTTAAATATATCACAGTGATAAATATTAAAGTAAAGCTTTAATATATGAATTTAAATTATTATATTTGCGTGTATTATAATAGAGCAACATGAATGAATACAAGTTTTATATGATGCATTATGGCGAGCTTGGTGCCGGTTGGAAAGACTTGGAAATAGATTTCCCAGGTTTAAGGTATAAAGAATGTACAGGTCTTAATTCGTATGGAGAGCCTACAAATATGTATGCAGAGGATTTTGCCGAGACAAGCAAGGCGGAGGTGTATATTTCCAGCACACCGGCACACAAGCAGACAACTATAAAACTGACATTGATATTCTTGGAGGATGATACCAAGGATGATAAGTCTTACCATGACTTTATGGCTTTCATTACCGGTTCTAAGATTGCCTACCGTGATACAGCGAGGAAGAGAAAGGTCCTTATGTACCTTTCAGGAGCCACAGAGCCTAAAAGCGATACCCTTTACGGGCAGAAATATAAGGAAGTGACGTTTACGTTCAAGAACGTATACGGGCATTCCTTCGGATATGACGAAACTTTTCCTAACGAATAACAATTAAATTCTATATTGCTATGTTTTTAGAAACAGAAACCTTATCGGAAGCATTATCCTTTGCGAAGTGCAAGGATTTGCCCAAGAAGCTCAATCCCGAACTGGGGCTTACTTGGATATTGGCTATCGCCCTTATCAAGAAGAAAAACCTTATGAATGCCTATGCCATTGTTGAACAAAGGGCTGACGGACTTATCCAGTACAAGAAGACATTCGGGCGGCTTTCTCCCATTGATGGCCTTATCTCCATCCATCCGTATATGTACGTGGATGAAGAGGCGTTGGGAATGGCTATGAAAGCAAACAGACGAACTATCGCCATGCACTATGCTGATGCAGCGGACGACATCATTGATTCGGACGATGAGAAGTTCAAGGTGTACCAGTTGCAGTATGCGATGGATATGCAGAAGCTGAACATGAACCAGGAGAAGCCTAGATTCGGGAAGTCTGTTGTTGATGAAGCGGAGGAAGCGGCTAATCCGGTTGTTGAGGGAGTGTTGAAGGAGAATGAGGCGTTGGCGACAATTGAGGACGAAGGAGAGTGTGTTATCGAGGTCGAGGACGCTAAGACAGCGTTCAGACCGAAGAGAGGTAGAAAGACTAAAACGGAGGAATAAGGTATGGCAAATAACAAGGAACAACAAGGATTTGAATTCATCATCAAAGAAAGTGATGTGTTGGAGAGAGAAAACTTCGGCTCGTTTGAGATTATAATCACGAAAGGATATGCCTGTTTTAAGAACTACACAGGATTCCGGGTGTTCACTACCCCGTACGCTGTGGGATTGGACGGTGTGGCACATGAAACATCTCTCTATGCGTGGTTGAAGTATATGGTGGACTTCAAGAAATCCATCAAAGACAAAGAGAATGAAATGTTCGGGGAAACTACTTCCACCAACAAGGAGTTCTTGGACGGTATGAAGGTGCTTACCGAAGCGAACCTTATCAAGCCTATGGCTGTGTTCACAGATATTAATGAAGCGCAGAAAGAAGCCGAAAATTATATAAAGTGGATGGAAGGTCAGATGAAAGATTTGAATAAAGCAATGAACACTACGCCACCTGAAGAAGATTTGAAGGCGAATGCTGAATTTGAGCAGAAGGTTATCATGGCAGAAGAGGCTAAGGAGGTACTCGATGGAAGTGTTGAAACCGAGGAAAGACAGGTATAATCCTGATAATACTTACCGTATCTATATCAATATAGGTAATCATCCGGGTGCGAAGTGGGTATCTTTCAAGGACAAGGAAACCGGGGAGGTTACTAAGGGTATATTCTTGCCTGACTGGGAAACTGGAGGCATACGGATAAGACATGGACAAGTCAAGTTTGAAATTAATGCAATACCCGTAAAAGGAAAGATAAATACTCATGTGCTTATTCCTGCTGTATATAAAGGTATTGATTGTGGACTTGGACTAAGCATAGGTAATAAGGTGACAGACTTTAAGAAGGCTGTTATTGGAAACATGTATATATGCGGAGAAATACTTAATGAAGACCAAAAGAAAATACTAGAAAAGTATGTCAGAAGAAAAGGATTCTTTAAAATCGGGCGTTATAAGAAAAGTTGAGCGTATCGTGTGTGATTGCGTAAATAAAGTATTCTGCAATCAGGACCCTGTATATCCTTCAACTATCTATGAAGGAAGGACAAACATTATTCTTACAGGGAGGATTGCGAGAGGTGCAGTTTTTGCCGTATTGCATAACAGGTTCGGAATCTCATACGGTAATATTGCCAAACACTCAAAAATTAGCAGCAGGAACATTATACGGTCCGTAAAGACTTATAAGAGCATTCCTGATTCGGACAATGCCGTAATGATGATAAAAGAGCTTATAGAAGTTGAACTAAAAAAATTCCCAATTTTATGAATGATTTACTTTCTTTTAAACGTAATGTCATGATGCTCGGTCTTTGCACTGGATATAAGAATAAATGGGACGTAGCTACAACTAAGGAAGCGTTAATGGATATAGCTTTGGATTCAAACGGTGTGGAGCTGTTGACAGATGCTCATAGCTTTGGATTCGGTATGGATATTCAGTATATGGAACGAACGTTTTCTGACTATATTAATGGCAAATGGAAGCGGAGCAAGGATGGATATACTTCGTGCCTGTATGTGGACTTTAACGGGCAAATAGAGCAGGATTGCACGCTTACTACGGTGCTTGCTTCAAAGGTTGAGTTCCATGTTTCAAAAGGGAATGTGTGCAAGCTGTATGTTGGAGGTGGATCTACTGTAAATATCACCGGAGAAGGTATCTGCTACGTGTACTCATACGGTCACAATAAAGTGACCGGCAGGTTTAAGTCAATGAATTGTATAACTAAGTCCGAATGGGCTAAATAACATGCCTATATCCACGTGTAGAAAAAGTAACGGGTGCGTTGGTTAATACTGGCGCACCTTGCTTAAAAATCAGATTATGAAAGCAACAGACTTAAAAATAGGCAACTATGTTCATATCAAATTCCGCTCCCCACAGGGAGAAAGGCTTTCCATCCCCATGCAGATAGTCGGAATATTTTCAAGCATCAATGGGGCAAGCCCGAATGATACCGTTTACCTTGACTTTGAAGGAAACGAAGGTGATATATGGGAAGAAGAAGTACAAAATTTAGTATTCGCTAAAACGGAGCTTAAAAAACAATGAATTATATAGAAGAAGAGCAAATACAAGCCGACATAGAACGGTTTGAGCAAATAGGTAGCGATATTCCCGATGATGGAGATATGGTTGAACAAATACCATTGTTCAGCTCTTCCGATATGCAGTCAGTCATTGAGGGCGGTAAGAAGAAGCCTCCTATTCATAGGCTTTGGGGCGATTTTTGGTGGGAGAACGAGCTTGTATTCTTATTTGCCGATAGCGGAATAGGTAAATCCATTCTTGCCACGCAGATAGCCTACGAGATAGCCAAAGGGGAAAGCGAATGTACGGAGGTGGAGGTAAGTCCTCAAACCGTTTTGTACTTCGACTTTGAGTTATCGGACAGGCAGCTTGCAAGAAGGTACTGCAATGCGGATTTCCCGAAGTCGCTTATCCGATGCACCATATCGGAAGAAGTGGACAGCGAAGATTTTAACATGAACGTGATTGACGGCATAAAAGACAAGCTGATTGATACAGGTGCAAAGGTTATGATACTTGATAATCTTTCCTATCTTTCTACGCAGACAGCAGAAGCGGAGTTCGCAGGTGCTATTATGGACGGTCTTACAAGATTGAAGCGTGAGCTGAAAATCAGTATCATGGTAATAGCGCATACGCCTAAGATTGAGGAATGGAAGCCCTTGTCTAAAACCAATATGGCAGGGAGCAAGCTTCTTTCCAACTTTGCGGACGGGGTGTTTGCCATAGGACGTACAAGGAATGGAGGACGTTATCTAAAACTACTAAAAACTCGCATGGTGAGTGAACCGGATGAAAAGTCTCTCCTGCCATATTTCAATATTATTTCGGAACCTTACCTTCATTTTGAAAAGGTTGGTGATGAAACGGAAAAGAAATTACTTATGGGAAAACCTGCAAAAGATTTTTTCACTTCTATTTGGGATAGAGCTGTTGCAGAGCCTATCCCTTTGAACGAGTTGGTTAAACTGATTATATCTAAAGATAATTCTAAAAATAGTGCAAAATCTAAGGATGGTAATGCCCGTAAGCGTATAGACCGTGCAATAAAGTACGGATCTTTAAAAAAGGACGAATTGAAGAATATATATTTGAAAACTGACAATTGACATGAATGTTGAAGAGATAAAGCAAAAGAAGCAGGAGTTGGGCGAAAAGATAGCTGTTCTTCTGAATGGGTTTGAGGATGAAACCGGAGTTCAAGTTTCTGATGTTGGATTTGTCCGTAGGGTTTCTTATAACGAATTAGGTCGTGAAGTTGGCAAAGAGTATGTGGTTGAGGTGAAAGTGGAGCTATGAACAGTAAATTTCAGATACGTCAGTTTGAGCTTACCATATACCCACGTAAGCTATGGGTTGTAAAGGGAGGCTCTTTTAAAGATATAGAACGCACTTTTTATATCGAAGAATCTGAAGAGGTTGAGGATATGTTAAAATCATGCAAGGCTATTACGTTTAGAGCCTCGATAAAAGACGGTGATTGGTTAGGTGTTGTTGTATATATAAAACAAAAAATGGGAATTAAGGACATAGCGCATGAGGCTCTTCATGTATCTTCCTTTATTTTTTCTGACATTGGTGTTAAAGGTGATTTTACAATGATGAGGCACAAGCTTATTTGGTAGGCTTTGCTGCCGATTGCATCAATCAAGTAGTGATAGGAAGGTATAAGTAGCGATGATTTCTTTCTTTGGGGGCGTTGTGTATTGTCGCAGCGTTTTTTATAATATGCTATTAAACATGTATAAATTAAATAAGAAATCCATTGCAATACAAATTTTAGCCTCTATATTTGCATCATAATTACGCTCATGGCTACGCATACCTTAAAGCTGTATTTGCAGCTTATCCTTGAATAATAGGTATGCTTACCCCTTGTTTTTTTACAAATAACTCATTAGTATTATGGCATACAAAGCATTAGACATCGCAAATAAAATTATATCCAAAACAGATTTGGAACATGGTGATACTATATCAAATCTGAAATTGCAGAAGATGATGTATTACCAACAAGGTTTCCATTTGGCATATTTTGGAACACCATTGTTTGATGAGGATATTGTTGCTTGGCAATATGGACCGGTTGTCCCTTCTGTATATAAGGAATATAAATCGTTTGAATCCAATTCTATATCGACTTCAAAAGAAGGTATATCTTTATCAGATGATGAAGAAGAACTTTTCAACAATGTTTATGAGGAATACAACCAGTTTTCTGCTGTAGCCTTGATGAAAATGACACATGAAGAATCTCCTTGGAAAACCACGGAAATAAACTCTGTAATAAGCCGTGATAAGATGATGGCGTTTTTCAAAACACAAATTGAAGCATAAATGAGTGGCAAGTTTAAGTTAAAGCATAAAGATGTAAAGCCTAATTTAAAAGAAAAAGAGGTTGATGCGAGAAGCAAAGAACCTCTTTTCTGCTTTAAGTACTTGGATATGAAAACATCTTTAAAAGGATGTGATAATAGTGTGTTCAAGGATTTTGTAACGAGGATGCAAAAATTGTGCTGTCTTACTTGGAAAGATATAAACGTTTCCGGGAAACACCAGTATGGTTTTGAAATGATACCAATCAAACAGTTGAAGCCAACATCCCTTCCTGCAATAATCACAGAGGATATTAAAGAACTTGCTGTTTTCAGATATAGTGGCGATAACCGCCCTTTCGTATGTCTAATAATGGACTGTGTGATATACCCTATATTCATAGAAGCTAAATTCGGTGATATATACGACCACGGAAGTAAATAATAACAGATTTATCATACGTATGAAGCGGTAAGAGAACATCCTACCGCTTTATTTTTATTGTATAACTACACGTAAAGCCGAACCCTTAGAGTTAGCGTTAATGGGCACTTTGCTTTCTAACATGCCTCTTTTTTTGCTCCATTGTGGATTATGTGGTAATTTTGCGACGTTTAACTAAAAAATATATCGTATGAAAAAGATTTTATTATTAGCTTTATTTGCGTTGGATTTTGTGGCGTGTGATTCACATAAAGGATTTGATTCATTAGAAGAAATGAAAGCCAAAAGCTCAAATATAAAGGGGGTGTATGGATTCACTATGGGTGATGATTATGATAAAGTAGCTCTGCAATGCAAATCTATGGGATATGATGTTGTTGATACTTTAAGTGAATTTGTTGAACTAATAAACAACGATAATTATAAGTCAGATATAAAGGACTGGAGATTTTTCATAGCAGAAAAGAATGGTATAAGTCAATTATCTTTGGAATTTTATGAAGGTAAACTCTGTATAATAAGAGGATTTGGTGATTTAAGAAGCAAAGGTGAAAAGAATATAGCAAAGAATATTATGGATAATTATGGGTTGGGGATAAGTTTCGATACACTTTATTCTGAATATAAAAATTTCCCTTTATCAGAGATGAAAGAGATGATAGGACATCCGATTTAGATAGGGAAGACCATTATTACGTGAACGATTCTTTGTTATTATCTTGTATTCTTGACAATCGCAGTTTATCATATATGGTGGTATGCACACTAAACCCATACGCAATGGCTCTTAATGGTAAGGCTCTTGCATTGAAAAGAGAATTTCAAAAAACATTATTTGGAGGAAGCCATTCTAATAGTTCTAATAGCGATGGGGATAATGTCCGTGGTCGTGGGACAATGGATAAAGATGATAAAGAGTACTGGAATAGCGTAAATAGAGAAAAGAAACTCCGAGATATGGGTATGAAAGAAGCTGCCGAGTTGGAACGTAAGGCGAGGATAAGATATTTAGAAGGTGGCGGATATAACTCAAAGGACGGGGGAAAACAAGTTCACTTCCAAGGGAGTAAGGAGCAGGAAGAGCAACTAAGGCAAATGGATGAAATGGGTTGGTAATATATTAACGAATAAAATAAGGTATTATGAAATTATTTTTATTGATTATTGCGTCATTGGCTTTGGTTTCGTGCAATAGCGGACTTGAAAGTAAAGCCAAAAAACAAATGGAGAAAACAATGCTTAAAATGGCAAGAAACCCAGATGCGTTAAAAATATCAGATATTGAAACGTCCGGACTTAACGATACATTGTGTATCTTATCATGTAAAGTGCGTGGTGAAAATATGTTTGGAGGATATGATGTTTCTGAATATGAATATTATTATCTGAAGGATTCTGTGGACGGATGTGATGTGTATTATGAAAATATTATAGATATAGGCAAAGGCTGTAGAATGAATAGATTTTTAAATATAGTAGTAGATGCAGAATTAGGATTCAAAGGGAACGAAGAAATATCCCCAGAACATTTTATAACTATTAATTCTCCATCTTCTGATTATAATAAAGCTGTCAAGTTCTTAGTATATGGTCACCGTAATGACAGCGCTTTTAATAATAAGAGTGCTTATGAGTTTCACATATCAGTTTACAATATTGCGGTTGAAACGATATGCAAAACTTTTGGGAGAAAGGTTGATTAATTTGTGATATTTGCTAAAAAACACACTGCAAAGTTTTGCTATATCAAAAAATATGCTTTACTTTGCGGTGTTCAAATTATAGCGGTGCAAAGCCGCAAAAATAGCGGTATTTTTTTTGTGCCTATACATAAAGTAGTCTTTAAAAATATAAAGATATAACTGCGCCGTGTCGTGGAGTAGAAATGCCCACGGAGTTTGCTATAAACTTGAACAACACGTAGCGCAGTTTTTTTATTGTTCAAATTATAGTTATGGAAGAGTTAACTTCTCCTACCGCTTACCAAAAGGCGGTAATCGGCATCCTTCTCAAAGAAATGAGAATATTCAATCGTATCAGACACATAAAAGGGATTGTTCCATTCTGTGCAGTGCTAATCCTCTACCTTTTCCATTTGTTCCTATATCCGTTTGTGAAACTTGCAAAGTGATGGAATTACAACCTTATTTTTCAATATCCTATAAAGCAATGATATATGTTTGAATAACCATTGCATGGTATCAAGAAAATTAATGTGATATGCTTTATACGCATGGTTTGTTAAGAATGAGTACAAATTATCATCTATTTTCGATGTATTTTAATATTCATTAACGCACAATCATGCAGGATGATGCACGCAAATACAAGGACATTTTTACCTCATTTTTAGGATATTGTAAAGTGGAAATCATCCATTATTTTTGCATCGTAGAAACAACGTTGTTCAGCTCATTTCGTGGTTGTCATGTGCTGGAGTGAATAAAGATATTACTGGGCATTTCCCTTTGGAGCAGACAACCACATTAGGCTTCATCGGGATTTGCCCTTTACTTTTCAATATAGGAATAAAATGGGGAATATACAAGTAATTAAGAAAGCTGAATTATTAGGTCATTCATTTACAGTTTACGGAACTGCCGAAAATCCGTTGTTTCTTGCCAAAGAAGTGGCAGAGTGCATTGATTATGCAAAGCGAAGTAATGGTAGTTATAACACTACTATGATGTTGCAATCAGTAGATGAAGAAGAAAAGGTTGCCAACATTGTTGACACCCTTGGTGGAAATCAAGAAGTTTGGTTCTTAACCGAAGATGGCTTATACGAAGTCCTCATGCAAAGCCGCAAGCCAATTGCCAAAGAATTTAAGAAAGGCGTAAAGGAGATTTTAAAGTCCATCCGCAAGACAGGCGGCTACATTGCCACTACCGAAGAAGAATCTCCTGAAGAAATCATGGCACGTGCTCTAACCATCGCACAAGCTACAAAAAAATATCTGTTTTTGTTTGGTGATTTATATAATTGTTGTACATTTGCAGTGCGACAGTTTTATTATCATATTCGGATTGGGGATTTTTTATGCCCGATATTGAAGTATTGCTTAAAATATAAGCAGAGGTTTCTCCGTACATATTCGCCCCAAAGCCGATATGGAACTGTCGCAAGTTGGAGAAATTCTCTGCTTTCTTTATTTATTAACTTTTAATTTTCATTATTATGCGACAGTTGAATGAAAATTACTCAAACAGCAATAGCGTTGCTGTGTTAGGTACGGCAAGCCCTTCCGACATGGGGCAAATCTTCTCTTATAATGGGAATAGTGTAAGAATGCGCAAAATGAATGGGTATATTCTTGTATGCCTTACAGACTTTGCAAAACCTTTTCCTGACAAGAATCTTTCTCACATTGTAAACTCAAAGGAGTTAAGCGATTATGTAGCACGAATGAGTGAAATACAAAATTGTAGTTCACTTGATTTACTGCAAGTTACAAAAGGGAATCATTCAGATGGAAGAGAACAAGGTACATGGGCACATCATCGTGTTGCTATCCGTGTCGCTCAAAAATTATCCACTGATTTTGCTATATGGGTAGATGATAAAATAGAGGAGTTATTAACTACTGGAAGCGCATCACTCCAACCTCAACTCCCAAATTTTAATAATCCTGCCGAAGCCGCCCGTGCATGGGCAGACCAATACGAGAAAAATCAAGCTCTTGCATTAGAAGTCCAACAGCAACAGGAAACTATCGAACTCCAACAGAAAGAGCTTACACAATCTGCACCAAAAGTCAGTTACTACGACAACCATCTGTTGAGCGTCAATGCCATGACAACCACTCAAATCTCAAAAGAGATAGGGATGTCGGCAGAAAAACTGAACAACAAACTGAAAGAACTTGGAATACAGTTCAAACAGTCGGGGCAGTGGCTCTTAAAATCACCATACGACAAATGGGGTATGCATGAAACGAGAACCAATATTTTCACAAGTGAAAGAGGTAATACCCATACCAACACATATACGGTCTGGACGCAGAAAGGTAGACGCTTCATTATTGCTCTATATGAAAATGATTGGAACATGAAGAAAGCAATAAGGCAGATTAAGGGAGAATTAAATCCCGCAGCATAGTATTATTAAACAATCATTTGGCAGTCGGTTTCAATGCCCGACAGCCAATATTATAACCAAAAATAAAAGAAAAATGAAGAATTTATTTGTAAATATGAGAAATAGAAGTATCTTTGCGGTGCTTACAGTTCGGCAAACTTTATTGCTTCGCAGAGCAGCGGTTAATTGCTCAATGGTTATTGGGCATTTTTTATGCTCGATACTTAATGATATTAGGCGGTTGTCTATACGTAGTCATTGTTTTGTTCTTCGGGGCAAAGTATGTTGGACTGTAAGCAGCGTATATGGCAACCGCTTTTCTGTTGTCTATAATGACTTAAATGCTTACAGTCATGAATGAGTTAATGAACAAAGAAACGATGAGTTCACTGCAAATCGCAGAAGTTACAGGAAAGGCTCACAAGAATATTATGCGTGATATTCGTAATATGGAGCCAGCATGGGAGAAAATCAACGGGCGCAAATTTGAGCTCGTTAATTACACAGACGAAAAAGGCGAGAAGCGCCCATGTTACAACCTCACCAAGACCGAATGCCTTTACATTGCCACTAAGTTTAACGATGAAGCCCGTGCGAAATTGGTTATCCGCTGGGAAGCACTTGAAACAGGAAAGGAGAAACCTATGGCTTCAAAACAACTCTCCCAAGCCGAAATGTTCCTCCAACTCGCACAGATGAACGTGGAGAACGAGCGAAAGATGAAGGAACTTGAAGCAAAGACGGAAGAGCTTCAAAGCGAACTTACAGAAATCAAGCAAAGGACCACAACCGACCTCAAGCAGTCAACAATCGTGGCGTTCATAACCCGGAACAATATCAAACTGGACGTGACCAAGTACGGGGCTATGGGTCGTAAGGCAACCTCCATCTGCAAGAGAAAAGGAATAGAGGTTACGAAGATAAACGATGTCCGATGGGGAAAAGTGAGCGTGTACCCTGACGAGGTATTGAATGAGGTCTTTAAGGTGAACGAATAACCATTAGTTTATAAACCAATTACTTACGTTATCCGCATTTATGCGGATGGCAAGAGGTATGTCTAAAAATAAAGGAAAGTATGTTTGAAAGTGAAATATCTATAAAAACTTTTGTGCCGATGTCAATTTTTCGTGCGATGTATAGTAGAGATGTAAATAATCCATATTTTATATTCCAAATTAGGGAAAATGACCGACCTGAAAATACGATGCAAAGCGTAATTGTGTCAAAGGAAGATGCTATAAAACTGCTTCAGTATCTTCAAGGAATTTTAGGTGGGAATATTCCGATGTTTTAAATAAAAATAGAACAGTAACTAATAAAATCATGCTAAAAATGGAAACAAATAATTCAGTATCAATAAGAAAAGAAGATGTTAAAGAGATTTTGGACATAGCAAGCAGACTGGAAGGAGAAGAAGCGATTGCGCAAATAATACGATTTTCGGATTGCCCGAAAGACAGTATGACTGGGGATCTTGCTCTTAAATCAGTCCTTCGCTTCTACTCAAATGTGAGATACTTGCAAGAAATATTACAAAGTTTTTTAGCAAAATAATAATGAGAGTTATGAAAAATCAAGTATTATCAATCGAACAGATGTTGCACCTGAGAGAATTGGGCGTTGATACGAGTAATGCGAGCATGGTGTGCATATTTACTGATGATAGGGGTGCTATACAAGATTGGCATGAATTAGTAGATATGAGCCCAATATTCTTTGTTGGATTAAGATTAGGTTATTATGATGCCGAAAGAGGAGATTACGACCACTCATATCGTAAAGATTGCGGTGTATTCACCCTGCAAGACATTATAGATTTACTGCCGAAAGAAATAAAGACAAGTACAGATACTTATTGGCTGACAATATCCATTTATGATTGCAAAGAATGGTATGTATGCTATTCAATGTCAGATGAATTTGATTACTATAAGGAGTTTAAGTCAAAGTCATTGCTTGATGCAGCCTACGAGATGCTGTGTTGGTGTGCCGAGAACGGATATATTAAACAATTAAATACTAAAATTATGAATTACGAAGAAGCAAAAGTAGACAAGTTGAATCGCATTATTGTAATGCAGAGCGGGGAAGAAATCTCTTTCAACGACAAATCGCTTGCGAAAGGTTCTGCGGACGAACCTGTTATATTCGGAGTTGCGGTGAGCAGAAAAGAAGTGAAAAAGTTTGGAATGGAAATCGGTATCAGCGTCTTTGATGTATGCGACAACATCGAAAGATACTACTATTTCACTTTTCAGGAAGCCAAGATACTTGCTGAAAAACTTTCCAAAGGGATTAAGGGAATTGAGGAAAGAGAAAGCGATTATGTTGTGATAGACGGAAGAAAGTACAAACTGACAGAAGTGGTTGATTCGCAAGATTGAACCGTATATTATGGACTAATTGCTACATATTAGCATAAGAGCACGTTGAGTATTGACCAACGTTTCAAATGAAGAGGCACTCTACTTATCGCAAGCGGAGTGCCTTTTTGTATGAATTGGTTTAAAGACTACTGCATTACAACGCGCAAGGCTGGCCCCTTGGAATTTGGACTTGGTGCAAACACACGGTCTATCCTGTCCGAAAGGATTTCCAAATACCTCGTCTGCGCCCTCAACTCAACAATCATTGGGTTAGATTCGCCCGATTGGGATTCTAAGCTGTAGCGGGCTTCTAATAGCACTCTGATTGCGGCTATGTCAGTTGTCTGTTGATTGACAAAGAACCTAATAGAATTAAGTAATGCTTCAAGAGCTTCTGCTGTGGTTTCTGATACACCTTGTATACTTTGAGTAAGTGCCGACAATTCAGATTTCTGCCCTACACTTGTGCCTTTGTATCCTAATGTTTCCATAAGCGCAAGCAAATCTTCATTTAATCCTTTCAATGCGCTTTCTCCAAGAGCCTGGATGTTTGCAAGCTCTTCTTTAGTGAGGTTAATCCCTCCTACGCTCCCCTCTGTAACGGATTCATCTATTTTCTCAAACAGCTCCTTCAAACGCCCTTGCGCAAGTCTCATTGTAGCTTGTTTGACGATAAGATTTTCAATAAAACTATCAAAGTTTTCATTAAGGGCTTTTAGTCCATCTTCTGTTTCATTGAAAGCATCCATCCATGCTTGAACAAATGAAGAGGCGGCATCCTTATATTCTGACTCCCCACCTATACCTCCTAATTCTAATTTCTGTTGGTCTAAAATTTCTTGTCTTGTCTTTTTCAGTTCATTTATAGCATCATTCCATTCATCAATACGTCCTCTATCAGAATCTTTCTTTGCCTCTTCTGAATTAATCATATTTTCATATGATTCAATCTGTTGGTCTAAATTGGCTATTGTATCTTTGGTTTGTGTACGAAGATCATCTGCACTCCAAGCGGCTTCCATCTTCTCCTTTAACTCATCGTATGCCCTACCAAGTGATTCTATATTCTTTATTTGCCGTTGGATTTCACGTTCTTTCTTCTTGTTCTTATTGCCAATGCCGAATATGCTACCGATGGTATTGCCTATTCCGGCAATAGTTTTCATTCCACCTGTAACCATACCCAAAACATTACCTGTAGCATAAGATGATGCAAATTCTCCTGCACCACTGAAAGCTTGAGACATTCCATTTAATGATTCAGAAATTTCTTCTGGCACATCAACACCGAAAGATGAAAGCATAGAAGAAACTTCTCCAAAAGCAGAATTGAATTTATCTATTTTTTCTGCATTTTTTTCAAATGCTGCACCGAGGTCTGCTATAGCTTTTTGCTTATCTTCTGGTTTTGCATTTTTCAAGTCTTTAAAAGCTTCAACAATTCCCTTGATAGGGTTTCTGTCTAGTTTTTCACCTTTCAGCTTCTCAAGCTGTTCAATTATTGTTTTCAACTGTTCTGGCGGCAAACTTTTGAGAGACCTTCTAAATTTCTCTAATTTCTCGAGAATACTATCAATAGCTGCCGTTGAAGAATAGTCAAGATTTTCAAATAGCTTGATGTATTCGTCTGTATTTTGAAACGCCTTCCAAGTATTTTCATCTGTCTTCTTATCGTACTTTTTTTTAAGGTTGGATTCAGCTTGCGCTCTCTGCTCATCTGTAAGGGTTGCTTTTGCTATATTTGCCTTTTCTTCGTAATACCACTTATCAAGCTGTAATTGTTCTGAAAGTTGTGTTTTATAATCCTTGAGAATTCTAATAGCAAGGTCTGTGCTTTCCTTATCACGCTGTTGGCCCAGCTTTTTAAGTGCTTCATCGTAACCCTTTTGGTCTGCCTTACTTAACTGTCCATTTTTATCACGTTTGGCTTCATATTCATCACGTATCCCTTTTTCTACATCATCCAACGTCTTTGCAAGTCCGGGAAACAACTGTTGTACCTCCGCTTCGGAAAGTCCTGCATTTTTCAGTTTCTTGTGCAAGTCCAAGCCATTGAAAAGGTCTTCAATGTTCTTTTTTGTAGTTTCAAGCTGATTCTTTAAATCTTCTTGCTGAATCTCTATTTTCAGCTCTGCAATAATCTTTTTAAGTTCAGTGATTTTCTTGCTGTCTGTTACATCTTTAAGGAGTTCTTCATACGCCTTAATCATACCTTCTTTGGTGGGCAGAATATTCATTTTATCCATACCTGTAAATTCCAAAGCTGGTTTGAAAGCGGATAGAGTTTGCTCGATAGCGGCATTCTCTCCCATAAGCTGATTCAGTTTCTCATAGCGTGACTGCATTTCTTTTAGGACAGAGATACGCTCTGCCCAAATGTCACGTTCGGCTTTTGAACCTTTATTTTCAAATGGGTTAACGCCAAGAGCGTTGGATAAATCAACTTGCGTTTTCTTGTATTCAGATATAGTTTCAAGTATGAGTTTAACGTCAACCATATCTCCACTCTTAATATTAAGAACAGGATTTTGCGAATTAAGGAAATTTGCTATTTTTGAATCAGCTTCTATTTGTTTTACGTTCTTTCCAATAGCAGCTATACGTTTTTCAACCTCTTCCCATGATTTTGCCGCCTTTGACGCTTCATTGCCTTTTTTTATAAAATCCTCAAATGGCACTTTCGCATCTATCGGCTGTGTCATGTTAAGATTGATTTTATACGTTTTCTTTTCAAAAAACGTCTTAAGGTAGCTATCCAACCAACTTGTTTCTTTCTCGACTGAATCTTGGTTAATGCTGATATTGATTCCGAAATGCTTGTATGCCAAATCTTTCGTGACAGCATCTAATTCCGATTTATCTATCCGGATTTTAAGTCTTTTCTTTTCCGCTTCTGTCTTGTATTTATCATCAGAACCATAAACAGACTCTAATTCAGAAATCATTTCTTTCTCATTCTCTATGTATTTTTTAGACAATGCGAAAAGTTCTGTAAGGCTGTTTCGTGCTTTCATGACTTCTTGGGTGTACATACCATTACCAAGCCTCATACTATTGAATGCGTTACTTAGATAAGGCCACATTCCTGCAACTTCATCTTTCATCCTTTTAGTATAAGTAAGCAAATCCTCTCCCTTTTTGGGTCCTTTTGATAGTTCTTCAAGTGCTTTCCTGTGTTCAGCTGAAAGATTATTCTCTTCGGTTGCAAGTTGCATCATTATTGCTTTCAACTCTTCACCTTGAAGTATAAACTCGCCAATAGAAGATGTGTATTGTTCGCTATCTTCATCTATATCATCTACAATCCATTTGGATTTATTTTTGGCGTATTTGGCTTCCATTATCCGCTGCTCATTAAGAAAAGCCTCATATTCTAAAAGATAATTTTTGAATGTTTCTTTGGCCTCTTCTTCTGAAAGATTAACTCCAACTTTAATGTCAAAGCCTTCGTTGTTCATTTCTTGAACGAGCTTGTCAAGAGATTTTTTTATATCTGATTCTGATTCGTCAGTTATTGTCGATATGCGTATTTTAGCCTCGAAATATTTGTTCGTGCTTTCTGCTATTGCCTTATTGTACTCTTTTATAGTGCTTATAAATTCTGTGACAATACCAATAGCTGCTGTTATTGCGACCAATGGCAATGAAGCCTTAAATGTTGCCCCGAATGCCTTTATTGCATTGCCTGCTTTGCCAAGACCTACTGAAAATAACCCAATCGTTCCATTTGCCACTCCTATTTTTTTAGCCCATACGGTGATGCCCATGGATGCGATTACCGGGGCAAACGCTTTCGCTATATTGACTACTGTTTCCCAATTATCAATCAATACTTTTACGGTATCAATCGCGCCTTTCAGGGTGTCTTCGTTTGCCTTTCCGATGGAGTTAAGCATCACATCAATACTGTCCTTCAAGTTGGAAATTTTACCTTGTAAAGTTTCAGCTTGGATTTCTTGCATATTGTAGAAAATACCCTCTTTGGAAGTCAAGTTTTCAAACACTTGTTCAACATCCTCAAATGTAACCTTACGTTTGGAAATCATATCTACAATCTGTGCCGTGGTATAATCTGCTTGGTCTCTTGTTTTGAACAACTTTTGAAGCTCCCCATACATATTGATACCTGCTTCCGTAAACTGACGAACTTCTGTACCACGCAAATATGCTGCCGCTTTGACCTGCCCATAAGCAAGGATAAGTCTGCCCATATCCACACCTAAACCAGCAGATACATCGGCAAGTCGTTTTGTCGTATCATATAACTTGTTGCTCTCAATACGGTATGCTGCAAGCTGTTTTGTGAATGTAACCAATTCCTTAATTTGAAATGGCGACTTTACGGCAAGTTGGACAGTCTTGTTGAAAATTTGGTCTGCCTGTGATTTATTTTGTAAGATTGCTTGTAACGAACGCTGCTGCAATTCAAATTCACCGCGCACTTTTGCCAACTTGCTGATATACCCTTCAATCTGTGACACGGAGAACAACAAAGCAAGCTGACGGCTTAATTGCCCGGCTGTATCCATCAGGTTGCGATGGCGTGTGGCAAGCTGCTGTGATTTGACTCCTGCTTCCGTCAATGCTTGGTTGTGTTTTGCAATGGCTTGGTTTATCTGTTCAAGCATGCTCTTATAGTTCGCATCGGTAGTGTTCAAAGACAAACGAGCTTTTTTCAGGTACTCTATAGCTTGTACGTTCTGTTGCAGAGACTTTGCATTTTTAGAATAATCTAATGCGCCTTGTGGAGTTGACCGCTGTGCATTTGCTAAATCCGCTGCCTCCTTTGCAGCACGTTTATCCGCTGCCGCCTTACGTTGTGCAGCCTTTTCCGCAGATTGGGCACGTTGCTCGTCCGTCTTTCGTTGCTCGTCAAGCTCCATCTTCATGTAGCGCATGGCTTCTACCGCAGCCTTTTGTTGCGGCTTTGACAAATCCATGTTCTCAACGTATTTTTTCAAATCCGAATATCCCTGCTTCAATCCGGATATATTAAAGTTAGCAAATGAACCTTCTCCGATTTTATTGTTTCCTATTCTGTTTAGCAAATCTGCCGCACGTGAAAGGCTCTCGTTCAGAGAAGTAGTCTTTCTTGTAGTCTCTTCCGCACCTTTCCCTGCTCCTTCAAATGGATTACCTTTTATAGCATCTATCTTTTTGGCTAACGAAGTAATCACACTTTCCAATTTACTCGTATCCATTACCACACTGCCAAACCCGTTTTTCAATGCATCTGCTGCTGTATGGGCGTGCTTCTCTATCTTCTCCAGCTTCTCATCGAAACTATCCAACTTCTTTAATACATCAGGGGTTATGTTGAGGAAAGCTCCTGCTTCGTTATTTGCCATATCGTTATCCTTTTTTATTAATTATGGGCATACCCAAATCATTCAAGTTCTTCAAATCGTCAACACTTCCTATTTTGCTGACCTTCTTTTTTTGCTTGTCCTTGTTTCCGTATTCTACATGGGAAAAATCAAACGAGCTTAACCGGACCTGTCCAACCGTCATTCCCCATAAATATTCGTCACGAGAGCACCAAGTGTTGGAGCGCAGAAAATCAATCATCTGCCCCCACTCTGTACGGGATATTATCAGTTTTGTTCCGTTTTCTTCGTCTTCCTCGTCAAGGTCATTTCCCTCACGGTCTGAATCACATTGGTACTCTCGAAAAAAAAATCCGTGCTTATGAGGTTAAGGATTTCACCAAGCAATAATGCCCAGTCCTTTATGTCGTAATCTCTCCACATCAAAAGGTCAAAGACCTTGTGGTAGTCATCTGATAGTTCTTTTTTCTCATAATCAGAGAATATCCTGTCCCTGTCATTGAGAAGTGCAAGCGTTATCACGTGTGCAACTGCCGGTAGATTTACCGAGAACTCTTTGATAACATCTCCCATACTTAACTTCTCTCCCTTCACAATCTGACACGCTTGTTCGGCTATAAGCCATTGAACACCGGGCTTCAATCCTTTAATACGCCACTCCGTACCGTGAAGTTTTACAATACTTGGGCTGTCATTCATTATCCTTGCCAAACGTTCCATTGACTCATCAGATATAGGAGTACAAGCCGTTACAACATTTGTCTTTAGTCCTGTATCTTTTTTCTTTGCTCTATATACTGCCATGATTATAAACATGAAGGGCGGCGGCATATAAGCCTACCGCCCGTAAACACTCTAGTTATCTATTATGAACAAGTTTTATTTGGGTAAAGTATAAGCTGAATCTACATAAAACGGCGTTCTGATAGTTTTCTCTCCATCGGCGATATTTGCATCATACGCTGTTCCTGCAAGGTTGATACGACCCACATTAGAGTTCAAAGATTCAAGCATTAGTTTTGAGTTAAGTTGGACTTTTGGAACCACAAATGCAGTCATCGTTTCCCCTTCCTCAAACACTACGTCAATCTTTGCATACAATTTCTTGTATTGAGCAGGAGCAAAGTATTTGGTAGAGACAGTAGCTCCTGCCGTAAATCCCATGAGAGCGACCAATAGGTCTTTTTGTGTATCTGCAACCTCAGCTGTAAACTGGTATTTGCCAAGCTTCACGATGGAAAGAATGGGGCTGTCGGAAGTTTCGCACTCGATGTCGTTTACATCGTTATCGTCTTGAGCGATTGAAGTGGTATCCTCAACTACATCTTCAAGGATATAAGAGTCGCCCTTTGGCACATCGTCTTGTTCAGAGCCAGTGAACAGAGTTGCCACGATGTAAGAAGGCTTGATGAATTTTTTGGCTGTTGCGCCAGTATTGTTTACTGCCATAATTTTAAAATGTTATCCTGTTAATAATCTGTTTACCTTATTGTAACTTGTATGTTTACCACATTGTAGTAGTAGTTCCTGTTCTGGTCGTAGTCCGCATCACGGAAGTTTACGTCAATCACGTAATGTGTGTCTTTGCAAGATTCAATAGCCTTGTCAAGTGCAAGCTCCATCCTGTATAGTTCCTTCACGGGCTTCGTGCCGTGGCTGTCAACGGATTTCGCGTAAAGGAACACATTGGCAGAACCTTTGGCGTAAGCACCGTAATCTCTCATGGAAAGAACGTCAACAAGCACCATTTCTTTCCAACTGCTGTCAACGGTAGCAGGCATATTCCCGATAAACAGGTTATCGGATATAGCCGCTTTTGTCAGCAGCATGGAAAAGAAGTTCTCCACTTTCGATGTTGTCTTATATTTGCTATCCATAATCAATAACTACCGTGACTTATTATCCCGAAATTTGCGTTCTTAAACTTTGAAGCAAGTCTTTTAACGTCATCCCTTGCCGTTGCTATCACCTCATACTTGTACTTGTCTTCGACTATTTCACCGTATGGCATTGCCACAGCTACTACCAAGTCTATACCGTCATGCGGTTTATACTTGTTTCGCAGAAAATCTGTAATCGCTTCACGACCTTTAATCGTTTCACCATACCATTTCTTACCTTTCGTAGCTTGAATAGCCGGGAAACCGCTTGCAACCAACTTTCGGTTTACATATACTCCCCATCCGTAACTGTCATGCAGGTTGTGAGAACGGTGCGTATATCCTTTGCTCTGCAACTGGCTATCCACAATTTTCTGTCCTTCACCGGAAAGTAATCTGACAAGTTCTGATATGCGGTCTTTCTTCGCCATAGCCTACACCTCGCTCATCTTAATATCAACGTGGCAACCTCCCAACTGGCTGTATTCAAGTCCCACGACACGACCGTTAATAGGTATAGCATAATCCTCGCATTTAAAATTGGTATTGAAACGTATAGGTAGCTTCTCACCAACTTTGCACGGGAAAAATACTTTATAGTCAGCCATGATAGTACCAGAATTAATCAGCTTTGCAGCCTGCTGTATGTCACATTCAGTTTCAAGAAGGATGGTCTCTCCCGTAGTGGGGACTTCGGGAGAACTATCCGTCTTTTCATTCCCAAGCATGTCACCGTCACCGAGAAGGTTCCCGTCTTCCGGCTTATTCGTTATCACGGTGTAGAATGTGCCATGAAACGGGTATTCTGCTATTGCTTTTCTTTTGAGACGCATAAACTATACATCTAATGAATTTTCATTGACCCAACTCATACTACCCGAATCCATGCTTTTCAACGCTTCTTCTTCACCATACTTTTTGTACAGTGCTTTCAGACGGTCTTTCAAGTTTTGGATTATGGCAGCCGTTACCGTCTCACTACCTATGTCCTGTCTGTAACTGCCATGTTGGAGTGATGATGAAGCCACAGACCAGGGACCGCTAATGACAAGTTCGTACAGTGCGATAAGGCAATGGTCTTTAGTGCATTCATCTATTTCAGAACGGTCTGAAATAAACATCAAACCGTTTTCGTATGCGATATTTTCAAGCGCATCATCTTCAAAGACAAATCTCGTAAGCCCATTGAGGTATGCTATCGGGTCAAATGATTTTTCCATAACTACTACGCAATGTATTGTACATTTAATCGTCTGCCTGACTTGTGTCTACAATTACGTGATTACGGAATGTTTTCAGTGCAGGACAAGCTGACATCATTACATCAGTATGCCATTCCTTATACAGCCCGTTGTTTGTTGTTGTATTCACAATCGTGCAGAGACCATCGTTAGCCTGAGCAAAAATCTTGGTTATTACGCTTGAACCATACTTATCAAACATCTGTTTGTCTAGGTTATTGGTGTATTCAAACTCACAAGCATATCCGGCAGGGCGGAGAACAGCAATCTTATCGTCCCAACCTTGTACGAATGTGTCTCCGGTATTGGTAAGATTACGCTCACGTTCTTCAACAATTTCAATTGGAGATACACCGGGATAATCACGGAAAGCAGCTAAGAACAACTCTCGTGTAGTAGGTGCAGTAGCGGTTGTTGCGATGTAAGCTAAAGGATTTTTCTTGAAACTTTCAATCAATTCCTTAACTTCGGCATTTTGCAGCATTACTTCGTAAAACATCTTGCGTGTAACCTGCCATACCATTGCACCTTCATACCCCCATTCTTCACGATATTTTTTCTCCTTTTCCGCCATTTGACTGAGAATCTTACATTTTTTGTCTGTCCAAACTACTGTGCCAGCTTTAGTAAAGTTCTCTGTTGGTATATCAGCCTTATGCAACGGAGCTTGAACGCCACGTGCGATATTTCGGTAGTCAATATGACCTTTAGACATTAACTGTGCAGTCATGAAGTTCATGGTTGCGTCCGCACTATCAAGTTGGGACTGTAATGTATGTACCCAAGCGGCTACCAAATCGGCATCGTTTCCAAACAACTCAAACTGTTGTTCTTTTGCTTCACGTTCCATAGCTGTTTCAACGAAACCGGGAGCGATAAAATCAGGGATGGATGCGGTGTACCAGTGCAGACCGTCCTTATCCATTTGATTACTGTCACCAAGAGGTGCACGCAAATCCATCAAAGGAGCGGCTTTCAAGTCACGTCCTTTCACAGAAAAAGTAGCGATGCCATTAGGAGCGGTAGGTGTGGGAGCACCAGCTTTTACACCTTGAGTCTTGTACCAACCATAATTAGTGTATAGCAGACCTTCTGTATTGACAAAGGATTGCAAGAAACGTTGATTGGTCTTGTCTGAAAAGAATCTTGCATATCTGCTGTTATTAAAATCAAATTTAGGCATAGTTTCGTCAATTTTAAATGTTAAACCAACCCTTAACCTTGCTCTTGTTCAAAGCTTTTAATGCAGCCGAAAGAGGTTGCATACGGTCTTCGTAGAGGAATACATCTCCTAATGCCAATGCAGGAGTGATAAGGTATCTTGCACCATCGAAATCATCTTCGGATGCAGCCGGGTCAAAAACAAAATCAAAGTCGCAGGGAAGATATGAGTTAGGATTAGTAACCATAGCTTCTTTATCAGACCCTGCTTCTTTCGCTTCAACAAGAACAGATGAAGTTGTTAATGCTCCGAGGGTTGCGCTCAATGTAACTTTCCAAACATCGCCAGCCGTTCCGTCAGTCGTTTTTTCAACGGCTGTGACTGTTACTGCTGTTCCTTTCCCTACCAATGTGGTAGGAGCAACCATGAGAACGTCCCCTACAAACGGAATGAGGGAATACCCGTCTCTTTTCAAGTAAATAACCGTATCAGATGATTCTGATGTAGCTTTTGCAACTGCATACGATTTTAGGATGCGTATTTCGCTTCCATTAGAACCATTACTGGGAATATATTCAGCGAGCGTTCCAGCAAAAGCTCTTGCATTACCTTTGAATGGGTTTTTAACAATTCCACCACTGGTAGGAAATACAAGTGCGTCTTTCCCGCTCATCTGTAGCTTCACGAAGACATAGCGATGACCACCAATGCTTCCGCGAGCCTGAACCAATGCTCTACCGGGAAGGTAGCCACTGTTCAATAGGATTTGCTGATAGAAATCTGACATTTTCTTTTTGGTTTAAATGATTATTTTTTTTCTTCTCTGTGCGACTGCTTCCTTACGACAGCAACCACATCGGCAAAGTCATCGGTTTTTCCCTTACCGCCTCCCGTGCCGCCCGGAGTGATGTAAGGTGGAGTGTTAGCATTAAACTTATTGTAGCTCTTGACCAGTCTTTCTGTAAGAGCGTCAACGTCAGTTTCAGAATCAATGTGAATCAGTTCAAGCTGGTCGTTAATCCAGTCTTCATTTTTCACGTCTTTCCCTTTCAAGGCTGATTTTAGCTGGCTGCGTTTTTCGGAGACTGCTTTAGCCTTGTTGTTCTCTTCCTCACGTTTGAGCAAGGAATTAATCTGTTCCTGCATCTTCTGCAATTCAGACTTGTTTCCACCATCGCCATTGCCATCTCCGTTACCGTCTCCGTCATTCTTTTGGGGATGATTCTTTTCCCACTCCTTTACAAACTTTGAATTGTCGTTGCGTACATTGTTGTCGATACGTTCCAAGCGTTTAATCTTTTTGCCTACGGCATCTGCCAACTCCAATTCTTCGTTGTTACCACTCTCTTCCAAATCGGCGTAGATGTCTTCTACTTCCTCATTGAAACTTCTCTCACTCATAGCCAAGTTTTTCTTGCCGTTGTTGGTGAGTTTTGCTTTCAGTGCTTCTGAAAACTGTTCTTTCGTAAACTTCATACACTATATGTTTTATAATGATTATATGCGAAAGTAATGCTTTAACAAAAAGGTATAACTATAAAAAATCACTGTATTTATCACTATGATAAATAGACATTGGTTTAAGTATATATTACCTTGTATTAAGAGGTATTTTTGCTTTTGATGAAAGAACAAGAAGTACATAATGCGATAGTGAAGAAGCCTTTCCCAGGTTTCCAAACCTACTTTGCTTCAACGAACGTGGATATATGTTTCGGTGCCGGCGGGGTCGGAAACGGGAAGTCATACTCTCTTGTTCTTGGATTCGGTGAACCGTTAATGCTTGACCCTGATTTTAGATGTTTAATAAGTCGTAGAAGCCTTGGGAACCAAAAAGCAGGAGGAGGATTTGTTGATACATTCAAGGACATATTCGGGGAATATGTAAAAGTTAAAGAGGCAGACACGCCACGTATATCATTTCAAAGTGGAGCGTACTGCGATTTGACTTATATAGACCCAACGAATATAGACAGAATGAGGGAGCGCGCGAAAGGATGGCAGTACGATGCGATTGCCATTGATGAGCTTACCGAAATGCCTTGGGAGGTATTTACGTACATTCAATCCCGTAATCGTGGAAAAAGCAAAACATTCACGGGGAAATTCCGTGCGACATTCAATCCTAAACGCACCCATTGGACGAGAAGATTCATAGATTGGTATGTTGGAGTTGACGGGAAGGGTATCCCTGATAGAATAGGAAAAGTCAGATTCTTTTTTGTTGCTGGGTCTACCGTTGATGATGTGATTTGGGGAGATTCAAAAGAAGAAGTTTACGCTAAGTGCAAGATACAGATAGACAGTTTGATTAAAGACTTGAAAGGTAAAGCAAAATATCAAGACTTTATCAAATCGTTTACCTTATACGAGGGCACAGTTGATGAAAATGAAGCTCTAATGGAAGGCAATGCAGGGTACGTTGGTTCAGTTGCCGCTTCTGGTACACGCTCTGCTGCTGGGCTTATCGGTGTAAACTATAATGCAGACCCAGATTCTGACGAAAAGATACCTATCCCTTCCATTTCCGCACAAGGCGTGTTCAACAACAACCCTGCCGTAAACGGTGACAAATGGATTACCGTGGATTTGGCGGATTACGGTACGGATAATCTCGTGGCTCTGGCATGGGATGGATTTCACGCATACGACATTCTCATTCTTAGCAAGTCCACTCCGAGAGAAAACGCTATGGCAGTGAAGACATTTGCATTTGAGCATGGAACAGCCGAAAGCCATATCATTTTTGACGCGACTGCCGGAAGGTACTTCAATGATTACATTCCCGATGCAGTACCTTATATCTCGCTAAATAAACCTTTCGGGCTTTACCAACTTACCGCAATGACAGTCAAGGATATGTGCTATATCAGATTATGCAAGATGATAGAGGAAGGCAACTTGACATTTGACGATAAACTTGCCGTTCAGACTTACACTCATCAAAACTTGAAATATAAAGTGACGATTGAGAACGAGTTTATGGAAGAATGTTCCGTTGTGCGGTTTGACGATATGCAGAGTGGAAAGAAGCGGCTTTGGAACAAGAAGAAGATGAACCAAATGTTAGGGAAAGGCAGGTCTATGGACTTGTTGGACCCATGCGCAATGAGGATGTTACCGTGCGCTAACATCGAATACGGGAATGAAATTCAAGCAGGGTATTACAATCACGAGGAAGAAACCAAACAAGCGAGCCATACACAGACAGAAGGAAGTATTTACGATGAACATTTATGGTATTAGGATATGATAAGTTATAACGACATAAAGGATATTATCAATTCCCTTAAAACAGAAGGAATTGAAGCAAGATTAAGAGACGTTGCCTATTTGGTGATGTGCGATTCTTTTGTGGATAAGGACCTTGCTGCCAAGGTTGCTTACCAAGAAGATGAAAAGCCTTCAAACAAGGTGTTATCCACGCTTGCCGAGAAACTGAAACCTTTCGGCATCGGTGCTATCACTACCATATCTAAAGATGAGAACCGAGAAGCGTTGCTGAAAGAAATATCGGAGATGAAACAGATTGCTGACGACGCGAAAGCAAGTGGAGATTCAGACACTTTTATCAAAGCAAGTAAGGTCGTATTGGATGCACGTGTAAAGCTAAACGACAAGTTCAACATTGAGGAAGAAGAAGGACAACGAAGAATTATTGTTGTTCCGCAGAAACATGACATCATCTGTAAATGGACTTCGAGAGAGTGTTCTGCCATGCCGAGCAAGGAAGCATGTATGAAGTATTACAACCTAATTGATGCGGACAAATGACACGGGAAGAGAAGAAGTTATATTTATTACGGAACATAAATGCTCTGTTACAGAAGAAGCCGTTTTTCAGAGGCAGCGATACTCCTTCCATTAACGATTATTCCGAAGGGCAAACCGCAACCGTTACAGAAACACGGACAGCATGTATTCCGAAGGTCAAAAAAACAATTGTCACACAGGCAAGATTTTTGAAGGAACTTGACCCAATGAGCCATGATGTTCTGTTTGACAATAATCTTCCAAGCATTTGCGTGAAGTTGGAGAACGGAGGTTATCAAGAAATAAAGTTCCAACGAACTGCATTAGCTTTCCAAGAACAGATACTGGCGAGCCACGTAATCTACCTTTGCGGGAATCCCTGTACATTGTCTTTAAGAGGTGGCACTCCTTCCGAGAAAGATAAAGCCAACTATTCCACAATCAAGGAGTATTGGGTAGACAGGAATATGGATGGATGGCGTACAAAGGCAGTCCGTTCGCAACTTGCAACAGGCGATGCAGGACTTCTGTTTTATTATGACTATAAAGGACGTATCAAGTGCCGCCTGATAAGTTATGAAGATGGTTACGTAATCATATCACACAATGACAACAACGGTGACAGGCTTCTTGAAAGTGTCTACTATGCCGATGCGGACGGTGTGGAATACATTGACAGTTACGATGATACCTACATGTACCGTATGCACACACCGATAGACGGTGAAGAAGCAGGCGAGGACGGTTTTGTAAGAGAACTTCCTATATTGCACGGTTTCAGTGAGATACCATTGTGTACCAAACGCGGTAATGTGGCGTGGAACAACGGACAGAGTCTTATCGAGATTTACGAGATTATCTACAACATCTTCTTTGTCATTCAGAAACGGAACGGCTGGGGCATTCTGTATATTAAAGGCAATCTGTCAGAAACGACAAAGAAACTTGCAGGGAGTATCATTTTGCAAGACAAGTCAATGGACGGTAACGGAAGTGCAGAGTTCAAAGCACCGCCCAGTCCGCAAGGTATGCTTGACAGTCTGCAAGATTTGTTCGAGAAGATACAGATAAACACCTCATGCACATTTCTTTTGCCTAAAGATGTCAAGTCAAGTGGTGACATAAGCGGACTGGCTATTACGCTGACCCGTGATTTAGATTTGAAGAATGCCCAGCAAGGGGTTATCGAGTGGCAGAATTTTGCAGACAAGATGATGCGCCTGTTCAAGGAGGGATTAGCCAAAGAATTGGTAAAAAAAGGCGAGAACGTAAATGCCATTACAGAATTTGACAAACTTCGTGTCAGCTGTAAGTTCAAGATATGGCAACCGTTCAGTGCAACTGAGTATAACAACATGCTTATCTCAATGAAACAGGCTGGTATTCTCTCCACGAAAACGGCTATTGAAAAGAACACGGAGAGCACACCCGATGAGGAGCAACGAGTGACTAAGGAAGTTAAGGAAGCAGAAGAAAAGGTGATTGCCCAACAGCAAGCCAACAAAACGAACAAGCAGGAAGGAGGTAATAATGAATAAACAAGTGATAAACATAGATGCCAACTTCATTAAAGAGATTGCCAAAATGCAAGAGCGAATTGATGAAACAGATAACGCAATTTTCAATCTATTCATGAAGATACAAGACGTTAATCGACTTGATATTATGTATGATGGTGAGAATAGAGATCTGTACCATCACATTTATATGTTCATCGAATATGTCCTGCATAAGTTTCCAAATATATACGAAGAATTCAGAGAAAACAAACAACACAAGTAATGGAGAAACAGAGCCTATACATATACAAGCTGGATACACATGGGGAAAAAGTCAAATTTCCCAACGAAACCATGTCTGCAAAGCTGGGTGAATACACTTACACGGCACAGCGCATGGCCGGCACTCCTACGCTTACCGCCACGCTCAACTATCCGTCTTGCTTGGATGAAGAGTGGACTGGAGAGGAATTTGTGGAGTTCAGAGGTGAGAGATACTATGTCGACCAAACCCCTACATCTTCAAAGGACAACAAGAGCATTATGTATAAGCATGAACTCCAGTTCGTTTCAGAACGTATCGTATTGGAGAACGTGTATTTCATGGATGTGGTGACAACTGGAACAGATACTTATCATTCCAACTCTACTTCTGTGAAGTTCATGGGAGACATAAACGAGTTTGTAGGTCGCCTTAACGCTTCAATGGCAAAATCGGGTATCGGATATTCGGTAGTCATAGATGATGATATTACTTCCGATTCCAAACTTGTTTCACTTGACAATGTGTATCTTGCAGAAGCGTTACAATCCATATATACCATATACGAACTTCCTTATTACTTTGTAGGTAAGGTTTGTCACATAGGATATACAGAGAATGTAATTTCTACTCCCTTCGAGTATAAGAAAGGGCTTGTATCAATAAAAAAGACAAACGCCAATTATAAAATTGTCAATCGCGTTACTGGTGTTGGTAGCTCTGACAACATTCCTTTCTACTATCCGAATGATGATGAAAAAGGTACTATAGAACGTACACAAAACCTTATGCCTTCCATTTACAGACAAACAAATGGAGCAGAAAGATTCTACAATGCGCTTAACGACACGTATAAGATACCCGGTACAAATGATTACTACTCTTTCAAAAATACATTTTCTTCTAAGAAGGTAAAAGAGATAAAGGTAGATTTCAGCGATATAAAGCCTACTATAGAAAATGTGACAAACGCTTCGGGGCAGTTATTTGGTGAGATTGCGGATATTGCTTTTGATGCTAATGATAGTGACGAACTCGGGACCGGAGAAGGGAATAATATATTCAATGATACAGATGAGTATGTACATTCTTATTTCTACATAAAATTACATATATATAATGGAGATTACGGCTTTAACCTGTTCGAACAGGGTTTGGAGGGTGGCACAGCTGTAATCAATATGACTACGGGTAATTGCGCTGCTTGCGAGTTTGAAATAGGAGTTACCTATAAGGACAATGAACCGGAAAGGGCATTCAACCCTGTATTGGTGGATTCTTCCGGGAACTTACCGGCAGGAGATTTTGAGCAGAAGGTTACTTCACAACCATCCCAATATGTAGAAAGCCAACAAAACACTTCTACAAATGAAGTTTGGATTGCAGTAAAAAAGGACAATACCACTTTCGGAATTGTTATGCCTAATGCCACCAATAACTATAAGCCTTCTGTCGGGGATAAATTTGTGATTACAGGCATTAAGATGCCCAAGTCCCTTGTACTCGCTGCTGAGAAGAGATTGGATGAAGCATTGATAAAGTATATGTCAGAGAATAATGACGAAAAATTCACATTCTCCGTCAATTTTTCCAGAGTATTTCTTGCAGACAATATTCAATTAGCAGAATTACTAAATGAGAATGTTCGCATGTATATAAAATACAACGAACATGAGTATCTTATGTATGTAAATTCATTTACTTGTAGAGCGGACAAAAATTGCTTATATGACATATCTGTTGAATTAACAGACAAATTATCTGCAAATGTTTCTGCATTACGAAGTACTATTACAGAAATTGCAGGCGATATCATAGGTAATACATTGGGAGGGAATAGTATTTCTACTACTGATATCTTAGCAAAAGTCTCTCGACATTTTCTCAGTAAAACACAAGATGACCGTACCCCGCACAAATTATCCTCTGACAAAGCTTTTGAAATAGGAAAATTTGTCAGTGGTAGTACAGGTGGTATCATAATGGTTGATAAGGAAACAGGTCAAACCTATGCGGAGGTTGATAAACTGAAAGTCCGCATGAAAGCCTATTTCGAATCACTGGAGATACAAAATGTAAATTCTGTAGGTGGAAAGATAGTTCTAACTCCGGGTGGTGCTGTTACGCTTATTGATGTTTGGACCAAGGGCACCATTGAACAAACGCCCATACTTTCAATGGCAGACGGGAATCCTATATTGCTTGCAGATGGCAGTGAACTCCAATTGATGGATAAAGAAACGGTAGACAATGGCGTCCCCGAAGGCGTGTACAGATGTTTCTTCCTTGCCGAACAGGACGGTGTGGAAGTGGAGAACCGCTTCCGTGCAGGTTTCCAGGTACAGAGCAAAAACTTCAACATACAAAAACCGGGAGAATACCAACAGGTAGCGAACCATTATTATTGGCGTTTATGTGTAGGGGCAAGCAAAGAGCCTATCAATGTCGGCATATACAAATTACACTATATTGACCTCAGCATGGCGGATTGCGACACAGGCAGTGACATTCCGGCAAAGGGTGATACTGTAGCCCACCTTGGTGCACGAATCAAATGGAAAGGCATTGACAACAAGGACGTGACGGATGAAAGCAATATTGACGCACAGAATGCCATTGTTTTCTCTTCTACCGATGTGTTCAGCCCGAGTGTTACTCTGTATCACGGTATAGACTCCTACTCCTACTTGAACAAGGAGTATGTTGAGTATGGCGTAGACAAAACTAACAACAAGGCGTTTTTCCATGTATACGGTGATGCGTATATTGGGGACCGTGATGGTAACAGCTTTGTTAAGTTCACCCAAGGTGAAGGCGTGGAATTGAAAGGAAAGCTGTCGGTCGGTACTACCATCGGCAATGGAGACACCATCGAAGATGCTCTCAAAAAAGCATCTGAAAAGTACATTGAGGATTTAGACCCTCTGAAAGAGTACATCAAGCAGGAAATAGATAATATCCAGAATCAGGTTGACGGTGCGATAGAAACATGGTTTTACGACCCGGTGCCCACCCTTGAAAATCTTCCCGCATCCGATTGGGATACAGATGAGAAGAAGAACAATCATTTGGGAGACCTCTATTACAGCAAGGAGGGAAAAGCATACCGGTTCCAATATGAACAAGAAAAGGGATGGTATTGGAATGCCATTACCGATACGGATATTGTCAAGGCTTTGGAAAACGCTCAAAAAGCACAGGATACCGCAGATGGGAAAAGACGCATCTTTGTGAGACAACCGCAGAATTCGGACGCATACGACATAGGTGATATGTGGGTAAATGCGACCTATGGTAGCACTTACAAGGACGATATGCTCAGAGCGAACACTTCAAAAAAGGCAGGGGAAGCATTTAGTATCTCCCATTGGGAGCTTGCATCAAAATACACTGATGACACTTTGGCGCAAGAAGCAAAGAAAATAGCCGAAGAAACGAAGAAAGCGGCTGAAAAGCTGGACAGTACTGTAAGTTCAATGAAGGACTTTACCGATGAAGCATTCAATGATGGTATCGTAGACAGAGGGGAAGCGGCTGCGATTAAAAAATACCTGAATAATATTGATTCCATCAAAAACGATGTAACAGAATCCTATAATAAGATTATAGAGAATGAGCTTCTTGATGAAGGCGTGGTAAAGACGGAGTTGGAAACTGCGTACCGCTTGTTCAATAACTCGGCACAGGAGCTTATAAACACCATTAACGGTGTGATTCAGGACGGTAAGACCACAGCGACCGAAGTGGCTATGGTGGATGGAAAGTATTCAGCGTTCAACTTGAAGTACGGTGATTTTATTGCCAATGTCAATGCCGCGAACAATTATATACAGGGCAAGCTTAACGAATCCATCAAAGAAATATCGAAGAATATAGGAGATATATCCTATCTGACGAAAGCACTTAAGGAATATACCAATATTGAGGGTGGTCTTATTCAATCCTCATTGTTAGCTTTAGGATACACCTCGGAAAGCGGTTTCAAGATAATGAGCGGCACGAACGGTGTATACCAATCCGACAAGCGCGGCGGAGGTATTGCTTCCTGGTGGGGAGGTTCCATGCTGGACAAATTCGATTATCCGGAAAGCAGCGTGCCGGAAAACGTTGCCAAAGGTCTTGTGCGCTTTGACGGTACGGGTTACTTTGCCAACGGTGCACTTTGGTGGGAAGAAGATGGTACACTCCATGCAGACCCGTTGTCATTCTTTGTCGGTGAGGAAACGGTCGGTGTATTACTGTCGGCATTTAAGTTCTTGCGCTCGGCAGAATTTAAATATATATTGGAACCTCAATATCCGTTCACTCATATAAAAGCCATCAATTCTGTCCAAATCGGTAATGCCTTGCTGAAATATGACGCGGCCAATAATGCCGTATATGTAGAGAAGGATGATGGGTCTATGGTTAATTTCTACGC